AATAACCAGGACAAACAATGCATATATATTTAGACTGGCACCTAGTATGCCTAGATATAATGATATGTTGTTAGAAGAAATTCTTAGACTCCATAACATGTTTAGAATAAAGTTGGACATATCAAAAAGCATAAAGTCCACAGGGACTATTGTGTTCAAGATAGATTTGCAAGACTAACAGATATTTTATATATTTGTTAGAATTATTATAAACCAATAAATTAAAAATTATGGCACAGTACGATCCAAACAAACGTTACACATGGGCTCCAGAAGACAAATTTGAACTATCTGGACAAGAATTCGGACTATTCTTAAACACTGTAAGAACCTTTTTAGCAACTGAAGAAGCTGGTAAATACCAACTTATGATGAGAGCTAATGACGTTATTGAACAAATAATGGCTAAAGGAGTTGAAACAGGCACTGTTAAAGAAGCACCTGAACCACCACAAGTTAGCGTGGAGGAACCAGCTATGGAAGTATTAAAATAGTAAAACACAATGGCAGTTAGAAAATCTAAAGTAAGAGGGAGAAAGAAAGCTACAGTTCGTAAGAGAGTGGCTAAGAAAGCAACACCCAAAGCTAAAAAGGGTAAGTCTTCTAAACCTAATCACGATGCTTGTTACCACAAGGTGAAAGCACAGTATAAGGTATTTCCCTCTGCTTATGCCAGTGGAGCTATTGCTAAATGCAGAAAACGTAGAGCAGGAAAAAAGAAATAATATGAAAACTGAAAGACCTAAATGTGGATGTGGAAATACGCAAGATCCTAATGGATATTGTGATGGTTCACACTTAAAGTAAACATCATGAAGAAGTTCATATGTAAATTAATATACTACACCACTTTCAAGACTGTATGTGTTGGATGGTGTACACTTAAAAAATAACACTATGAAAAAGTTAATCTTAATATTAGCAGTTGTATTACTAACAAGTTGTGGAAGTGGTAAAGTGGTGGCTGAGAAAGACATCACAGCAACTACTGAGTGGTTAGAATCAAATGAGGACAACCCCATAATCAATGTAATACAAAAAGTTTATGCTAATGAGGATGTAGAAATCATCATTAAAAAAAAACTAACGACTGACTATGTTAAGATAATGAATCGTAAAGGTAAACGAATCATTAACAAACGAACAGTGAAGAACTAATGGCTGTAAGGAAGACAAAGAAAGGCGCTGCTCTTAAACGTTGGTTTAAGGAAAAGTGGAAAGATGAAAAGGGTAACCCCTGTGGATCTTCCAAGAATAAAGGCGTTAAGAAATGTCGTCCTACAAAGAAAATTAGTAAGAAAACACCAGTTACATGGAAAGGTGTTGGTAAACGTAAAGCTGCTGTTGTAGCTGAAAAGAAAAGAGTGGGCATGGGTAGGAGGACTAGTGCGCTTAGAAAGCGTAAGAGATCTACTAAAAAGAAGAAATAACCATGGCTCGTAAGAAAGAAAATCCTATCAGAAAAACCACTAAGGGTAAAGGTGCTAACTACAGACCTACCAAGAAGGGTGCTGGTATGACTAAGAAAGGTGTAAAAGCCTATAGAAAAGCTAATCCTGGAAGCAAGTTAAAAACTGCTGTTACAGGAAAGGTGAAGAAGGGATCTAAAGCTGCAAAGAGACGTAAGTCTTATTGCGCTCGTAGTTTGGGACAGTTAAAAAGAAGTAGTGCAAAAACTAGAAATAATCCTAACTCTAGAATAAGACAAGCTAGACGTAGGTGGAAATGTTAACCTCTCAAATTATAAAATTATGGCAATGCATAAAAAAGCAGGATATGGCAAAACTATGAAAAAAGCTAAGTCAGGATCCAAAGTAAAGAAAGCTGGCTATGGTAAGTCTATGAAAGCCAAAGCTGGTAAGAAAGTTAAAAAGATGGGCTATGGTGGCAAAGCTGCCTCTATGGTACCACCTAAATCCAAAATGAAAGCTAAGGCTGGTAAGAAGTTAAAGAAGCCTACAGCTAAACAAGTAGGACTTAAAAAATTACCTACAGCTGTGCGTAACAAAATGGGTTATGCAAAGAAAGGTAAGTCTGTAAAAAAGAAATGTAAATACGGATGTAAATAATATAAGCCCCTTGATTGGGGCTTTTTTATTATAGAGAGTTAAAGAAGTGTATGGTCCATGCTATCAACCCATTGAGTTGTAATAGCACCAGATTCCATTGTCTTCTTGTTGCAACTTGTATAAGCACACAACAGAATCCCATCATATACAATACAGGATTAATAGTCCACTGACCTGCTATAAGAAAGCCTACACCCATATATCCTAGTCTTGTAGCTAGTCTTTCTACAGGAGAAAGTCTTCTATCCCTCACCATCATCTTAAGCACTTCACGCCACCATCTATACTCACATTTTCTGCAAGTTTTCTTGTCGTCTGTTTTAAACATCCAAGAAGGTCTTTTCTTCTTGCACTTATTACATTTTCTTTTCATTTCTTCTGTTTTTTAATTTTACTTCCCCATGTAGATACAGAGGATGCATGTTCTAAATAATATTCCCACTCTTCAGGGATACAACAAACATCTAAATACCACGGTGCATGTTGTATAGTGTATGGTCTATCTAATCTAAGTCCATCGTAAGAGAAGGGTGAATAGCTCTTGTACAGAGCAAATGTAGTGTCTATGTGAGCATCCCACCCATAAGGTGTTTTCTTTTCCCAATACTTACTCTCATGTGCATGTGCTTCCCTACCAAGCTCACTGTTAGGTAAATCATCTATCTCTAGAGAGAATCCCACCTTGAATGCTCCTGAGTGGTCTAGTGCATTAAGCATAACGTCTAACCAGTCATCAGGAACTCCATTATATATACAGTCACTATCTGCTACAATGAAGTAGTTTTTTCTAAAATGTTTGTATTTTGGGTGCCAACATGAATATGGCCCTTCATTACCACAGTAGATAATATCTTCTGGTATAGTTTTATACCATTCTAATAAGGGAGGGTATGTAGATCCTTGATCAAGTATATGTATCTTGACTCTTTGTTCTTTACGTAGGAATTCTACAGTGTTCTTGGTTGTCTCTAGAAGATTTCTATTAACTAGAAGTAAATGAATTTGAGACATAATCTTTTAACATTTGTGCGTAGTCTTTCTTCCACTTAGGACTAAGATGTACACGTCCTGTAGGAATCACACCTTGTCTTCTAAGCTTCTCTATATGTGCTGAGTGTCTTTCTATAATGTTAGGTCTGCTACCATCATCTGTGCCCATACCTGACTGGTGATATCCTCTACCACCCCACATATAAAACCAAGAAGCTTGATCTGGTGGCATCTTTACATTAAGTTTACCTCCTAGTGCATGTATTCTATTTGTAAGTGTCATATCTCCACCAGCATTTTCTAGTGGACTTCTACCTATTCTTTCCCATACATCTTTACTATACACTATACCTGAGTTACCTACACCACTTATAGACGTAATGGATGGTTCATTATAGAACACACCTGTTTCCCAGTGTATAATGTTAGTGTCTGGCTGCCAGTGTTTAGCTATGTTCTGAAGATGATTAGACATAGCTACATCATCATCGTCCCAAACAGCAATAAGCTCCCCTTTACATCGCTCAATAGCATAGTTCTCTTTCTCTCCTATCAAAGGAAATGTACTATCCAGATTGTAAATGGTCACCTGAGGATGATCATAGACTAATTCTTGCTCAGGATAATCATTCACTATAACTAATTCACACTTATCTTTAGGATAGTCCTGTATGAGAAAGCTATACAGTGCTTCTTCTAGTGTATCCACTCGTCCGTATGTGATACACTTACACGATATAAAAGGGAGGGAGCTCATTACCAAACGTGTATTACGTCAAATGGGGACACAAGTAGTACATCTTTATCATCAGATAAAGGAATCACCATAGCATCTTTTAGTTTGCCTGGATCTGCAAGTATAACATCACCTGCTTTAATGTTAGTTACTAGGTCTCCTACATCAAATACAGTGAGCTTAGACATTCTCTTTAGCATTTCACGCTGCAGAGCTTCTTTGGTGTTTTCATCAACAATTAATTTAGTCTCTTCCTTCTTAGGAATCTCTACATAGATGCGGTTTCCAAGAAGTTTTTTGTATGGTTTTTTAGCCATTGTTCTCAATATTTGTTAGTTTTCTAAATCGTTCTATATCTTCTCCATATAGATAGGCTTCTGTCTGGTATACATCTACCTTCTTCTTTGTACCAATCACCTTGTTGTTCTTAGGATTGATGTTAGGTACTTCTGTAATACGCTCATGCATGTCATCTAATAACACAACAATTGAGTCATCATTCATCTGAACGCTACGAATTACTTTGTTAAGATTGATGCTGTCCGTGTACTCTTTGTACTCTACAGGATCTGTTCCCTGTACAGCTTCTTTACGAGTGTAAAAGAATTGGTTTTTCATATGTTTAGTTTATATTTATCAATTAGATACTCTCGTATCTCATTTATTTTTTCATATCTATAGATGTCACTTTCTACATTAGCGTGCTCATCAGCTGTCAAAAGTATGATATTTTCTTTAAGATTCCTAAATTGTGGGTACTTACTTTTAGGAAGTATGTGATGAAAATACAAACTTAGCGCCTCCTTACCTAGATATGCACCACTAACTTCAGACTTGTGAGGTCTTTCTTTCCAAACCTCTTTGAATATTATATGGTCTGTGTTTGGTTGGGATTTACCAACACTAACTGTAGGTTTGGTAGCTAGTGTTGGCTTTTTAAATCCCCTGTTGCCAGACAGTTGTTTTCTAGGCTTATGTTTGAAGCAGTATTCAGACTCTGAATTTGCTCCACACACTATACATTTCATAACTCAGGTATATCAAATAGATCTGGTGTAAGCTCTTCAGGCGCTACCACTTCAATAGTTTTAGCCTGCTCATAGTTCACAACTTCACTTTTTTTTTCTTCCTCTTCTACACCACGAATAGCGTTTACAATTGTAGTCTTTAGTTTATCAAAGAACTCAACATCTTCTAGTATCATCTGCTTGAACTCCTCTAGGTCATATTTTACATCATCAAATGTATATGTCTTACCATACTTACGACCTAATCCAAACTCATGCAGCAGCTGTAAAGTTTCACCCACCTTATCAATACCTACACCATACACAATCTCAAACTCTGATTTCTTGTATGGAGGACTCATCTTGTTCTTGGTAGCTTTCACTCTTGTGATGTTACCATACACTTCTTGTCCTTCTTTTGCTAGAGATCTGCCCACTTCTATTCTACAATCAGAATAAAACTTAAGAGCATGTCCTCCTTGTGTAGTAGTTGGGTTACCAAACATAACACCAATCTTCTCACGATACTGAGAGATTACAATAACACATGTGTTTGTACTATGAGCAATGCTTTTAATCTTTGGATAGGCACCACTGTTTAGTCTTGCCTTCTTACCAATTGCATGATCTCCAACATCACCATCTAACACAGCTTTAGGAATAAGTGAACTATCTGAGTCAATGATTACTAAATCTACTTCTCCTGACTGCATCATCTCTACAGCAATGTTAAAACCTTCTTCACCTGATGATGGTTGAGCAATTAACATCTCTGATGTATTTACACCTAGTGCTTCAAAATAGTTTTTATCAACAGCATGTTCGCCATCAATATAAACTACCTTTCCTCCTTTAGTCTGGCAGCTAGCTACAGCATGTCCACATATTGTAGATTTACCTGTGCCCTCCCAGCCCATAAGTTCATACATTTTACCTTTTACAAAACCTCCAACACCTAATGTAATCCAGTCAAATCCAATTGACCCTGTACTGATTGCATCATAAGTGCCTTCTGTTTTGCTGTCTAGTGCTAGTACGGTTCCCTTTCCATACTGTTTGTTTAGTTTTTCCAGTGCTTCCTGGAACTTGTCTACGGTTGATTCTTGCTTTTTTGCCATTTTTAATTGTTTATTATTACATACAAATATAGTTAATTCTAGTCTATTTTCCAAGCAAAAAAAGGCCTTAGATTTCTCCAAGGCCCCTTTCACAATTAAAAACAGAACAGAAATATTTAATCCAAATTATCAGAATTCAAGATAGTAATATCTTTCATTGTTCAAATGTATAAAATGTATATGGTATATACAACCCTTAACTACACATTTTTTACTTAATTTGATTAGCCTTCACAGCTTGCACAGTCAAGAATGTTTCTTGCAAATGCTTGAGCTGAGCTCTGGCTGAACTGATAATAGAGTGTTTTTACCCCTTCTTCATGTGCATAAAGATATAATTGATTGATATCCTTAGCAGATACAGTTGGGTGTATCATTAAGTTTAGACTCTGTGACTGATCAATAAACTTCTGTCTTTGAGCAGCCTGCAGAACTAGTTCTTTAGGACTTATCTCTATGAAGGATTTGAATACAGCCTTAGTTGGAAACTTTAGATGCTGTACAGATCCATCCTTCTTAAGAATAGACTCCCATGTTTCATCGTTATTCATATCATACTTCTCAAGCTCAGCTTCTAAGAACGGATTCTTATACACTGTCTTACTCTTAGCAAGATCCTTGATGAAGTAGTTAGACTTGATAGGTTCAATACCCATACTCACCTGACCATGGATGAACGAACTAGATTTAGTTGGTGCTATGGCCATAAGTGTAGTGTTAGCAAAGCCTTCTCTAATAGACTTATACCCCTTAGCATCATGTAACCATCTAGAAGCATCTTCTGTACGTTCTTTCAATGTCTTGAAGATCTGATGGTTAAGTTGTTTAGCTTCTAGTGATTCAAACTCTATAAGCTTAGACTGGAAGTAGGAATGATATCCTAGTACACCTACACCAATAGCTCTGTGTTCTCTGGCAAATCTCCAAGCTCGCTTCATACCTGGAAGGTGTTCTGCCTTTTGTATAAACTCATTGATCACTGCATTTAAGAACAACACATATGTTTCCACTGCGTCTGTTTCTTTTATCTCATCCCAGTGTAACAAGTTGATAGATCCTAAACAGCACACAAAACTATGGAAGCTGTCTGTAGGAAGCTGTATTTCACTACATAAATTACTAGCTGTAATTTCATACCCTAGTTCTTTATAAGGAGATGTCTCATTGTTTGAGTTGTCCTTAAACATAATATATGGGAATCCAAATTCATTACGCCTTTGAATAATCTTAGCCCATATCTTACGTTTCTCTTTACTACCAGCTTTCATACTCTTCAACCAGGCATCACTAACTGTAACACCATACTGAAGATTCTGAATAGGATTACCCTCTGTACCAATGTCTAGAAACTCTTCTATGTCTGCATGTTCCACAGGTAGATAGACAGCACATGCTCCACGTCTAGCTGCAGATTGTTTACAAACATCTACAACAGTGTCATAGATTCTTGCATAATGCACTGGTCCATCAGCCTTACCTCCTGTACTAATGCTAGTTCCTCTTGGTCTAATGTTTCCTAGATAGGCGCTTGTACCACCACCATTCTTTGACATCATACCTATCTCACGTCCTGCATTTAGTATACTATCTAGTGTATCATCTACATTAGATCCATAACAACTGATAGGTAAACCCTTTCTTTTACCAAAGTTTATCCATACAGGTGTTGATAAGCTATAGAAACCTCTAGACATGTAGTCTTCAAACTTGTGTGCAAAGTCACGCATGTTTAGATACTTCTCAGCTACGTTTGCTATATCTCGTATTCTTTGCTCAGGGGACTCATCTAGATATCCCCTGGACAAGAACATTCTACTGTCTTCATTAAGCCAGTAATATCTTTTATATTCCATTTTAAAATAAATCGTCTACAGTTATACTCTTACTCTTTTTATTATAATCCACTTGCTTCTTATAGAAGAAGTCTCCTTCTTTAGTAGCAGTGATTTCTATGTCAAACCATTTAGTTGATGCTAATAACTCATTGTCCACACCAAACATTGGCTTCATTCCAATCTTTTTAAGTGAGTTGTTGAAACGGTTCATGATGAAGTGCTGGATTGTTTCCTTTGGTAGAAACTCAAGTTCTCCTTTTTCAAAGATCCAATCTAATATACCACACTCAGCTGCGTAAGCTTTCTTACATGCTGAGTATATAAGGTTTTCAAACTCTTCATCAAACCACTCAGGGTTCTCTTTCTTAATAATATTGATGAGCTCTGCTCCAAAGTTACCATGTATCTCTTCCTCTTTACTTGTAGCCTCAACAACATTAGATATCCCCTTCAGGACATTCTTCTCTTTGTTAAAGCTCATCATAATGAGGAATTGACTAAACAAACTAACGTGCTCTATGAATAAAGAAAACAACAGCACAGACTTAGTGTACATCTTGTTGTCTCTAGATCTTGTACCATCTAAGTATTTCTTCAAATATTTGATGCGCCCTTCTATAGCAGGCACCTCAACTACATTCTGAAACTCTTTTTCTAGCCCAAGAATTCTTAACAGTCTGGCATATGCATCTTTATGTCTCACTTCTGATTCAGCAAATGTGAATCCCACATCACCTATTTCTGTAATAGGCATACGTTTGTACAAATCACCCCAAAAGGTTTTTACATTCACCTCAATCTGAGCTATAGCAAGCATAGTCTTCTTGATAACATCACGTTCTTCATCTGTAATTGTCACCTTGAAGTCTTGTATGTCTTCAGTGAAGTTAAACTCTGTATCAATCCAATACGAGTGTCTGATTGCATCTTTGTAGTCTAGTAATTGTGGATATTCATAAGGGAGAATATTGACCCTTGGCATAAAAATGTTCTTATTCATGATTTATAGGTTTACCGTGTTTGTCTAAATTCAACGATAGCAATCGTTGCTCTACTTCGAATTCCACTTTCAACATAAGACTAAGATTCTCCTCTAACTGCTCATTGATTATTCTACCAACGAATGGTAAAATCTCATTGAGGTTAGTTTCTACACGTGGTATACCACGGATAGTAGATATCTCTTTACACTTAAATCCCTCTATCTTTAGTAGATCATCAAATACTTGATTCAAATATTGAACCACTGCAGGAACTTCTATAACTAGCCCTGGACCATCCATAACTAGCTCATATGTTAGATTGAATTCTTCAGCTGTTCTCATCGTTCATTGTATTTGTTTGATACCAATAGGGACTAGCAGTCCTCTTAGGTTGAAAACCTAATGACTTACCATCCCTAGAAAGTTTATTGATCATTAACTCAGCTTCGTCAGCTGAAATGTGATTGCTAGAAAGCAAATCTACTATAATTTTTCCAATTGTTCTCATAATTATTTGTAAAATTTATTCTATATCTTCCAATTGTTTCTCCATCTGAAGAATTCTCTCCTTCAATCGCCTTATCTGTCTGTGTATAGTTCTTCTACTGTTGACACTACTCTTGTTAATCTCTTCTTCTATTTCGTTTAGAAAAGGATTAACTCTGCGTCTAAAAGGCTTGTCAAATTCATACAGATTCTTATACTGTCTAAGACCATACAACACAGTGGCATGATCAAAACCACCAATAGTGTTACCTACAGCAGTTAGACTTAAACCATCTGATGCGTGGTGATATGCTAAGTTATAATATAAAAATCTGATATGAACTAGCTCTCTCTTCCTGGTTTTCTCTGATAGATCTACATTGAAATAATCTTCTACTAGTTCTTTAATTCTCTGAGTTGTCATCTGTCTCCTCTTTTTCAGTTAATGTTTGTTCAAGGGTCTTGATACATTCCTGAAGAACAGCAGTTTCTGCATCTGTTCTCTTACTGAATGATCCTTGGGGCTTATCATCATTAACATAATATGAAAAGGTTTTGTCTTTCCAATTATGTACCACTGATATAATCAAACCTTCTTCATCAAAGAAATCAAGGCAACCTCTACCTCCTTTGGTGAATATAGTTTCTATCTGGTCATCAGTGATTCCTGACTTTACCATAAACTCTTTGAAGTTATCATCCTCCTCAAAGTTTTCAAGCTGAGCTGTTAGTTGGTTTGTGAACCACAGTTTCAACTTATCTTTTGATAAAGGGTTTTCTTCTAATAATTGTTTTGCATTCATAATTATACTTTATCTGTTACACTATCTTTTAACTTGTTTATATGAAGTATTTCTTTGTTCTTGTCATATCCTTCCCACACTTCAAACTCATCATCCCATTCAATACCTATCTTGTTCTCCCAGTAGTCAATCATATCTTCTGTCTTATTGAACACTCGATACTGCAGGGACACCTCATCTCTATGTAAGCCATTCTTCATAATTTTTATAACCTTTGGAAACAGCTTCTGAAAGCTGTCAGAGGTTTTAGAATACTTACCCTGTTTGATAAGAGTATAGTCTTTTCTCCATCTACTGTCAAGTTTGTATACAACAACTACAAATCCTCCTTCATAATCATAATCCTCAATAATGTTTTCTGTACGTTCATACTCATCATCAAGGAACTCTCTAAACTTTGGTATGTCTTTAGGCAGAAACAAGAGATAAACAGCATCAGGATACTGAAAATCTCTCTCTGCATCTTCAACATAACCATTTATAAACCCATTATTTTTCAATGCGTTTTTTGGAATCCTTAGAGTTGGAACCATAAATATACTGGTTATCGTTTTCTTAATTGTCATTATTATCTATTTCGTATGTTAACTACTCCATCAGCCTCGAATGTTCCTTGGCTAACATCCCACATGTTATTCTCTGTTGCCCATTTCAAATCACTAATCAAGCTTTTAACACCAGGATAGGTTCTACCCTTGTACTCAAAGCCATTCTTAGCATCATTCATGTCTTCCTCAGACAATGTATATATTATTGGACTATAGAAGTTTGCACTATCACAAACAATAAATCTAGGATTGAGTACTTCATACCCATAGTATTCAAGCATGTCATCATTAGCCATGTGTTGTGCAGCTTTCTTATACAAGAATGCCTGGATGTATGCTCTTCTATACAAATAGTATTCCTCAAAGAAGTTCTCTACATTCCATGTGCACTTCAAATCATACACCTGAATAGTTTTAGCATCATGATCTACCACTACCCAGTCCATCATAGACTTAAAAGCATGTCCATCTATAACATAGTCTTCAACTTGCATTTGACAAAACACATTGTATCTTGCACTATTGACAAGAGTGACAAGTTTTGATGTGACAGTGCTTTGCTTAAGTGTTTCTACGATCTTTTCAGCCATAGTTACATCTAAGCTGTTCACTACAGTTAGATTGTTTGCTCTCACCTTTCTGATTTCATGATAGTATAGCTCTGCATCACTACCTACAAACTTCTTGATGACAGCCTCATACTTTATCTTGAAGGAAGATAGATCATATGCTTCTCTTGATAAGCTTTCAAAGTCTCTAGTCACCTCTCCAGACTCATCTGTAGAATCTCTAGTCACTCTGTACAACGCTTCAACGAACTCCAACATAAGTCCTGTTGGTTGTGTTGCACAAGAAGATAGAAAGAACTTCTCTTCGAAAAGATCTGGTTCCCACAATAGTGTCTCCACTAGTCTACCCATGTTAGCAGCTGCTGTTTCTTTCTCATTAATTGGTTCATTAAGGATATATTTTCTATAGTATTTCTTTCTATCAAGTGAAAAATCCTTTAAAGAACTAGAGCTGTCCAACATGACAGCCCTATAGTTTGCTTCTGTATTTGTTTGTCCCTTTATCATTGTGATTGGTTTTTAATGTATTGTATTTCCCTTTGTAAATAATCCAAAGCCTTATATAGATCTTTCAACTCATCGTTCTTCTTACCTGCCCTGATAACATATTTGATTATGTTACCACGAGAGAAAGATATGTTGTACATATGACATATGTCTATTACATCTATATTAGTCTGTGAATCATAGTGCTCAGGCTTTGTGAGCGATCTCAATAATTCTCTGTTCATTATTTCTTAAATTGTTTTAATTGTTTTTCCAGTTTTGTTTTCTGGTCATGGCAAGTTTTACACAACACTTGTAAGTTCTCTTGTTCACAAAAGAGTGTTTCCACAAAAGATGGTAAGTCCTGTGAACAATTCAAACTTCCTGCAGGTTCTATATGATCAACATTAACTTGATCACTCTTGAACCACTCCTTACATTTATTGCATTTGTATTCCCACCTCTGCCTTTTATTCTTTCCTTTGTACGCTCGCCTTGCAAGCTTCTTACATTCAGCAATTGGCTTCCACCATCTGCTTTTCTGCCTTAGAGCGCTTCTAATCATAGACCAGAATGCTGCTTCTGTCATTGTGCCAGCATTTCTAGTCCTAGGAACTCTAGGCTTTCTTGTTGATTTCTTTGCCATAAGTTTAAATTAATGGGGAATAACAAATATACAAAATAAATGCTATCCCCCAATTAATTAATCTAAAGATACGATTCTATCTCGTATCTCAGCCTTCATATCCTCTAAGCTTCCTACAATATTACGTATGTCAGAACTGCTAACATTTGGTAAGTTGAATTCATACTTACTGGTCTCAGCTACAAATCCTTCTTGCACCTTAATCTCAAGGTTTTCAAGCTCACGGATTGCATACTCTTCATCAAGCTGTAGAGTGTCAAACTGATTGTCATGAAGAATCTCTGTAGCCTCATCTCTTGGTACAGTCATGATTGGTAAATACTCATAGCATCTACCCTTGTGTGCACCAATACCAACTACCTTCATAGGATTGATAAGAACAAGTACAGACTGATCACCACATCCTACATAGTGTATCTGGTCAGAAGTGAAGTGTAAACCAGCTGCAGCACAATCTTGTGTTGACCAGTTACAACTTTCCTTAGGCATGTTAACCACCTTACCTACACGAATATCAAATGTTTTAGTCCAATCATCTGTGAAACGATTCTCATGTCTGTTAGGTAGGTCTAGATAGAGCTCTGTAAGTTTACCTATCTCTTCTCCATGATCTACTCGTACAGTGTTTGTTACTTCATAAGGTTCCACTTCACCTGTACCACCACATGTATCACATTCTATCCACTCACCTTCATTCCATTCATCTTCATCTTCATAATAATCACCATCATCATAGTAACCACCTTCTCCCAAGCACTCTTGACAACTTGTACTAGTGTGTGTTTCTTCACGATATAGCTTATCATCATGTACAAGCTTGTATTCACCATTTTCTAGGAACACAGTGTAGTCATCTGGGCTCTTCTTCCAGACAGCTTTCACCTTGTTGTAAGTATTAGAGATAAAGTGTACAAGCTCTGGGCTTCCATGTAGTGTAACAACATTACGTAGTGCTACAAAGAATCCTTGCTTAGTGATACGGAAGCTGTTCTCTTTCAAGAATCTGTATAGCTCATGTGCCACCTCAGCTCTTGGATTAAGTGCACACCACATAAAGAATCGCTTGAGAGACTGATATCCATCAGAATCATTTAGTGGAATACCCAACTCTTTAGCACGACTCACCTCATCGATAAGTTCTTCAACTAGTAGTTGTGGTAGAGATCTAGATATACCTTTGAAGTATACACTATCTCCATCCACTGTGAACTCACCACTCTCTTTCAGAACAGAGAGTCCCTCACGAAGAGCTTTAAGTCTTGCCAACTTCTTCTCTTCTTCAATCTTCTCACTAACAACACTAGGGTCACTAACAATAGAATACAGCTCTGCTACATTCTTTGCTACCTGTACAGCTGCATAGTGATCCTCTGTAGCATCCATCTTGGTAATTACAGAACCATCGTTCATTACAACAGTTAGTACATCATTTACAAGCTTAGCGCTGCTGAATGGTTGTCCAGCTTCTTCATCTTGCTGGTTCATTAAGGCATCAAGTTTCTTCTCAATTACCTTCTCTACTGAATGGTCCACTTTGTTTTTGAACCATTCCAAACTTAGAAATTTACTCATGTTTTTAATTGTTATTTATTTATTAATATACGAAAAATATGGGAGACTGTCAAACAATCTCCCACATGATTACTCTGTTTCTTCGCTGTCCTTCAGCGCTTTCTTTAGATAGTTATACTCATAGTTTGGATTCACCTCTAACCCATTACAAGTCATTAGTTGTGCCATACAATCTAGAAGTCCGCTAGAGGTGTGAGAATAATTCATCACGTTTGCAAGTGTATTGAAATAATAGTGAGTCTTTAATAGTTGATGAACCTTCTCTTGTAGTTGATAATATGTATCATCAAACAAGTTGTTCTCTTCAGCTATCTTCATCAAATCATCAAGATCTCCAAAACTACTATACTTAGTAGGATATAGGTAGAGTGCTCGGTAATCTGTAAGATTCTTTAGATCAGTTGCAAGTTCTAAATTAACTTCTTTAATATAACTTCTCTTATCAAACACATTACTATAGTTATTACAGAATCTGTGAATGCGTACAGCTGTAACTATCTGAACAAACTTCTCATGACCTTTAACAAAATCATCATAAGATACTAGATTGTCCACTGTCTCTCCTGAATCTTCTATAACATCAAGCTCACGTTGAGATAGTGTAATGTATTCAATACCCATCTTTTTGGTATCCTCATACATCTTATCAAGCTTCATAAAGTCATCGTGATGTGTATAAACATAAAGAGTGTTACCCTCTTCTATTGTTTGAACATTAAGACGACCAGCAACAAACTTACAGTTTCTACCATCATTGTATCTAAGAAGATTTTCAGCTCTCTTACAATTGAAATCACCTGCTAACTTTGCACCTTTAGCAGCTTTAGTTGCTTTCATCTTAGCCACTTTGGTCTGCTTTCTAGCATCTATCCAATCTTGAGGTACCTCAATAGCATCAGCATCAATAACATCAGCAAGTAGAAGACTCTCAATGTGCTGCCACTCTTTGATTACAGTTCTCCATTGATCTTTAGGATAGTTGTTAAGCTTTAGAAGCTCTTTATAGCCCTTGCTTCCTTTAAGTTGCATTCTGGCCAATTGCTTAGTTTTCTCCTTAATAAAATATACACATCTATCTTCATGATCTTCTGCAAGTTCTCTAAGATAGGCTTTCTTATGTCCTCGCATGTCACCATTAAGAATATAGTGTCTTCTATCTTTTGCATCCCAATCAACACGTGAAGACCAAGTATTATCAGCTTTTATCTCATACATTCTACCATTCTCATACTTGTAAGAACGTCTGTAATTGTTAAGTAATGCACCAAATGCATATCCTTGTAACGTATGTAATTCCAATGTATCTACACCAGGTATCTTAGGTGTAGCAATTCTAGCTGTAGCAAATGGAGCAAGTTGATTATAGTCAAACTGCTTACCAAACATATTGATATATCTACTGTTGCTTGTGTAATACTTCAGTACAGCATACACATCACTATTTACAGTGACTGATTGATTATACCGTTGTGTCATTACATTAGCAAAGCGCTGTATCTTTTCTAGAATAGCTGCTTTTGCTTCAGGTGTATATCTAAGAGCCTCACGGTTTGGTGTAGGAAACACACCATCTGTCAAACTAAGTCTCAAACCTACAGGTATTTCTATCTTACCCATGCCAAGCTTCTTGAAGTCTAGTGGATAATAAACATCATCAAGACATACATGTAGATAGCTATCAGAAGATAGTTCAGAGAACTGAAACAAATTAGATCTGTGAATCACAAAGTTATTATCTATGTCATCCACATTGAAATACACATGCTCAAAATAAGCAAGCTGCTCTTTAATCTTATTTACAAAGTCATATCTATCTCCCCACTTAATAGGTATAATCACTTTTACACCGTTACCTTCTGTTGTTGGTTTTTCATATATCAAGTCAATAGTGTTAGTGTCTTCACCTTCGTACATCATATACTTACGCTCTACACCATTCTTTCTACATGTAAAATAGAAGCTACTAGCATAAGCTAGAGGGGCCTTGAAACCAAGACCCATCATACCAAGTTCTGTATCACTGTCACGCTTTGTAGACTTACCATACTTACTGATAATCTTCTCCACATCATTAGCATCTAAACCAATACCAAAATCCTCAACAGAGAATTCATAATTATTACTGTCATTTCTTACAAGAGACACCACTATAGGTTTATTCACTCCTGCTCTTCTATGACTGTCCAGTGCATTACTGGCACACTCTCTAACTGTAGAGCCTATTGCATCTGAATACAGATTCTTACTTAACATCTGCATCAATACCTGTGCAGAATCTAAGTCTAAGGACATTCCTATGCTCTTGTTAGCTGGTCCTGTTGCTAGGACGTTTGATTGTTTTTGATTTTCTAATCTCATTTCTGTTCTTATTTATTAATTATTATCTCCTCGTTTTACTAACCAGATAGACTTATATTCAAAGTCAAATCTTACATTATCCTTATCATCTGTATCCCATTTCTTATCAAACTTACTGTTGATTCTATTACATACAGCTGATGTCCACACTGTACAAGGATTTCCCTGCCAATCTTTAGATTGTTTTTGTTTTGGAGGTCTTACAATTTGCATGTAGTTGAGGTCTACACCTCGTACAATCACTTCATCTCCCACTTGGAGATCTTCTTTCTTAATCGGTCTGTTTACTGTGTTATCCATTGTTAAATTTATTAATTATATACATTTGTTTAAAGTTTAGATCCACCTTAATTATTGGATCATTCTCATTAGGCACTCTGAACTCGTACGTTTTGTAAGTGTTAGTGTAAGTCTTACCATTCCACGAATTTACATGTGACGTGGTTTTTTGTGTCATAGCAGCTCTACACTTTACAGCTATATATCTTGTTTTACCGTTCCACCATACTTTCTTTTTACTAACTCGTGGAATTTCTTCCACTACATAACATCTCATCTCTGAGCCTTGGTTAGTAATAATTTCATCTCCTGGTGCTAATACACTAGGATCTTCTGTTAATGTTCCTCTTATCATTGTTTCTGTTTTTAAAATGGATCTTCTGCATCTTTTAACCAGTTGATGCTAAATCCGTTGTTTTCATAAATTAGTGTATCCACTTTTGTAAACACACCCTCACTGTCCCAATCAACACCCTTGTAAGAAGCACTGGCTGGATGACTCACAACAAATGTGTGAGCAAAGATTCCTGTATATCTCGTATACCTACCAGCATCTTTACCAAGAAAGACATATGGTACACCTAGTGGATTAAGAACCTCTTCAAATAAATACTTTGTGAATGGTTCCCATACATCTATGTGACTACCAGCTTTGTTCTTCTCAGTGGTGAGTGCTACGTTAAGCATTAGTATTCCCTGTTCTGCTAGATATGCTACATCAGGAGATGGATCATAACTTAGATTAAGTCCTCTGTGGAACTCAGTCTCTAGTGCTTTGTAGAAGTTCTTCAAAGAAGGTTGTACATAGCCTGTTATTGAACATCCCATAAGCAAACCATCTGCTACAGGTAATCCGTTCTTAAATGTGTGATAGGGACACATGCCCACAATCACTGCTTTCACTTCATCCAGTGGTGTTTCCTTAAAACATCTATAGACCTGAGATGACAGAGGAGCAATTTGCTTGCCCCTCTTACTCTCTTTCTTCAAGAATGCATATATCTCATCACATTCATTGCTCTCTATAAATGGTTTCATTTTATTATGCCACGATGGGTGAAAGTGTTCTTTAAAATTATCCCATTTCATTCTTTATTGATTTTATCCAATTAATTAAACTTACTTGTGGAGACCATCCCAAGTCTTCTTTTATCTTAGAGATGTCACTGAGAGATCTCCTAGCTTCCTTTCTAGCAGGTATAAACTCTATATTGTCACTAAATGCTTTAGCTACATCTATAATCTTAACCTCTTCACCAGATCCTACATTCCAAATACCATTGTAACCTATCGAAGCTATAATAGCATCAACAACATCTTTAACATATACAAAGTCTCTGGTCTGTTGACCATCTCCTGTAACTGTTAAGCTATCACGGTTTCCATATTGTTTATAGAATATAGGTATAGCTGATACATATCCTCCCCTATCTTTCTGTCTTTCTCCAAACACATTGAAGAATCTTAACACTGAAAAGTTTGCATCATATTGCATACAAAGCTCTTCCATTGCTAGTTTAGATGATGCATAAGGTGATCCAGGAGATAACTTACTATCTTCTGTTGTAGGAAATGTTTCTGTATCTCCATATACAGCAGCTGTTGATGCTACCACTATGTTCTTACAGCCATTCCTTATTGCCCAATCAAACAACTGAGCACTACCCTCTACAATTTGACGATGATATTTATCTGGGTTTGACAAACTCTCTTCAACTGATACAGGTGCAGCTAGATGAATAAGAGTGTCAAAGTCCATATCAGGTAATCCACCCCACTGATTGCTTCCCAATTCATATATTGTGATGAGAGGTGCAGGTTCTAGCTTTGGTAAGTTTTGCATCTTACCAGTGCTGAAGTTATCTAGTATGATCACTTCTTCACCTAACTCAGTTAGTCTTTCAACTACATGAGATCCTATGAATCCCACACCTCCTGTTACTAATGTACGTCTCATCAGTTAATACATAATGCACTTGTTTCTACATCTATCTCATCTGGGTCTATATTCATCACTCCTGTGACATATGCATTCTCCAATCCCTCTGTCTTCATAATTGATGGAGTGTAGAATACCTTCTGGTAAGAGTTACCCTCTGCGTCCTGAGAATAGATTACTTCTAATTCACCTATCTCAGGATCTTTTTTTAACAACTGTACAAGGTTGTTTACATATTCATTAACTGTCATGATTGAAACATATCTAATTGATTACTAAGTACAGCTGCAAACATGTCTGCATCTGCTTGCATCTCTTGTGTAATATTATTGGTGTGATTAATAAAGAAGTTATGAACATCTATATGATCTTGCATCCAATCTGATGGATGTGCTTCTTTCAATGCAAATGTAACATGATTGTAAAGTTCCCACATGCTTCCCTGTGCACCATAGTCATGAGTTGGATTTCTAAGTTCTCTCTTAACTATATTTAGCTGTGTAGATGTAATGATTTCTTCCTGAAGAAACAATCTACCTAACAGCTCTGCTTGAGTTTGTTCTGTAGCTTCGTATTGCTTTAATGCATCACGATCTTTCTGTAAGTCTTGAAAAGCATCACCACCACCTTTTATGTATTCTGATATAGCTGCTGGTGTAAAGGTTTGTATATCTCCTTGGTGCTTCTTTCTAAAAGCTCCGTGATCACCTTTCACCATACCATTAGAACAAATGATGATTGATGTACCAAGAGCAAACTTAAGAGCTAAACTCTTATCATAGCTGTTCTGCCAACCTATTTGTAATTTCATTTCACTATCAGCAACATTAGCTATTGTATATCTACCATTAGCAACATCACCATTTCTTGCTGTAGAATAACTTTGACTCTCTAATGTATATCCTGACTGGTATATACTCTCAAGAGTTAAGTCTATAAGCTCTCTGTGGCTTACAGGTTTGTAGGTTTTTGTTTCTTTGGGTACTGGTGCACTTAACAATAGATTTTTAGCTTGTGCACTGTTTTTGATTCTTGCTTCCATTTTTATTGTATTATGTTTTTATTTATTAAGTATTCTTCTATCACTTTTAGTCCATGAACCTTTGCAAGATCTGCCCAATCTTTGATTCCTTCTTTAAGGAACTTTCTGGGAACATTACAATAGTCAAAACCAAACATCTCAGTGACCTTCTTACTGTTTGATACGCCTGTATCATCACTGTCAAACGATAGTATCTGTCTGTTTGAGTTGTCTTTCAAGAACTGTACATTCTCATCAGAAAAACATCCCATACCCTCATTTTGAACAGCACAACAACACGGATATAGTTTCTTCATAACCATGTAGTCCTTCTTGCTCTTATTGATAAACGCAACATCACAATCTTTGATGTCATCTTTACCATCCATAGCAGTGATTGGTACATTGTTAGGCATCCACTTCCATCTTCTATCAGAGAATGGTCTATATATCTTCCAGTGGCCATCATACAGGTAACCAAACCTAAGCTCATTGTCTGGTATAACAATACGCTTCTTGTTTAGATACACCTCAGCAATAGAATATATGTTGTTAGCTTTGAGATCATCTATATCCTGATAGTAATCATTCCAATAGGCTAACTCTTCATGTGTAAAGTTTCTAGTCTTCACCTGAATAAAAGAGTAGTCTTTAGAGACTACATCTGGTTGAGAATATTTCTTCACTATAGTTTTGTACTCTTGTGAATTAGATCCTGAACCAATACCAAGACTGAAATCATAATCAATCTTTCGCAGCACCTCATTGAATGTACGTACGTTGTATAGTTTCTTTACAAACTCAAAACAATCACCTTTCATACTGGTGTCACCAAAGTCAATAAAATTTATAGAGTCTCCTCTAACACCAATTAGGAATGATGGGTTTCTCTCATCTCTGAATGGAGAATAGGTTGCTTGTCCTAGCTTCCAATCCTTGTTAGGCATATAAAACCTGAAGATATCATACTCTGATATTTTTGATAGAATAGCTTCTGCTGTTACATTATTATTCTGTCTCTTTACTCCTCCTATCATAGTTTTATATAATAGAAAAGGCCCCCATCAATTAAGAAAGGGACCTTTTATGATTAAACATTTATTTTTTAGTAGTCTGAACCATCATCAGATATATAGTTATCAGATGCAACTAGGTTGTCTCCAGGATTATATTCCTCAAGCTCTTTAAGAATGTAATAATCTTTACATCCATATTCTCCTGTCACTCTAACAACAAACTTCTCATGTGGTTTAAGTTCACGTGGCTTTCTAGATCTAAGACTGTTTAGCGTACGTTGATCTGTATAGTCAACAAGTCTAAATTGTTTCATAGTGTATCCAGACAAGAATCCTTTATTGTAAATACCTTGGTATTCTTTAGTCTCACCATCACGCTCTTTAACAACAACAGTTGCTAGAGCTACGACAGAGTTACACCATTCACCATCAACCTCACCTTTAAGATCATTGATGTTACCACGCATAAGTTTCTTCCAGTCTAGCTGTAGAACTGTATCTGCATGACGATAGTCTAGCTTTCCTAACCACGTACGAATAAACTCATATAAGTCTTCTTCACCAATGTATGCAACACGATAGTCACGTCCATTAGTAAACCAATCCCATAAGTCATTCTCATCAGCAGCCCAAGCTGTTACACCTACACTATTAATATATTGTTTTTTAGTCCCATCACGGTTCTCTCTTTCTCTGTCTTCCAAGAAGAAGCTCACCTTGAAGTTATCTTGACTTTTGATGTCCTGCAACCATACATCTACACGAAGATATGTATTGCCATCTTTTGTTGTTCCAAGATACTCTGTAACTTTACTTTCTGGATTAAGCTCCATACCAAGCACTGTATTGTATTCTTCTATAGTTGGGTTAATGGCTATTACGTTAGCCTCAAATAAGCCCACCTTCTTTGGGTAAGCTGTGTTTTCACTGTTAATTGCGGATTCTCTTTTTACTCCTCCAATTGTACTCATAAATTTAAATTTTAATTATTAATTATAGTATTCTATTACATGATCTTTTACGTATTGCAAATCGTTAGGTATTTTTGTTTCGTGAAACATACCATCAGGACTCTTAGCAGGCTTCTTTCTATATCTGTTTGTAAGGAAGCTGTATTTTACACCATCTTTGGTTTCTTCAACATCTGTGTACAAACAAACAGTTAGTAAGCCTTCAAGTAAGACTTGGTTATCAATAAGCTTCCCTGCAGTTTTGATTTTGTATCCCACTATCTCACCAGCATCTTCAATAGTCTCTGGATGAGAGAAGTAGAATATACACAAATCATCTCGTAGTGAGCGTGCAGTTCTGAACATGTCAACCATGTCTTTAGCCATCACACTAAACTTAGTAAAGCCTGTTTCCATAGCTTTCTCTACCATTCTGAAACCCATGAGGTAATTGCTGTCCTCAATAACTATGTTTTTAATGTGAGGGGCCTTTTCTGAAATAGTCTTTAAAAGTCTTGTGATTTCTGTTGGGTCATCGATCTCTTTGTAGTTTCTATTATCTTCATTGTAAAGCTTGCCTGATCCTTTGAAAGGCAATTCCTTCTTTGCAACGTTGATAATGTAGCTCTCTTTTGGATCTAAGTGTTTAATTGCTGTTGATTTACCTGTCCCAGTTTCACCAACAACTCCAATCAATTTTGAACTCATTTTTATTTATTTATTATGTAGTTATTATATTTACAAATATACGAAATTATGCGTAATTTATCTTCTTTTTGTCAAAGAATTCTAGTGCTTTATTAAGCCATTTTTCTTCAACACTCTCGTTAGAACAGATGATATAGATGTCTGCTTTCTTGTTAGGAGTGTTGTATTCCATAGCCATACATCTGTTTATCTTCTGTGCTAAGTTCTCTGCATTACTATCAAAGTAGTTTATAATCACTTTGTTCAATGGTTTGTATGTGATTCCTGTATTACCAATCTTCACAACAGCCATGTGTGTACCCTCACCCTCAGCAAACTTCTTAAAAGCTTCTTTGTCTTTAGACTTACTGTGGTGAGATGGTATACCTAGACTATCTGCTATCTTTGTAGTTCCACAAAATACAAGAACACGCTCATCCTTATACTGCTGTAGCAGCTGTTTGGTTTTGTTTAGCTTAGCCAAGCTACTCTGGATGAGACGCATCCTTGCTAGTCTCATAAACATAGTGTTACCACCACTGTACATCATTCTGTTTATAGTACCTGTTAGATATTTAAACTGTTGCAACTCTGTCTTCTTGATTTTCTTCTTTCCATACTCATTGCGAACAACATTGTCCAGTGGTACATTCACTACAGTTATCTGGTAGTCCACTATAACACCCTCTTCAATTGCTTTTTCAATGGGATATTCTGCAATTACAGATAGTGATAGATCGTCTCTAAGTGTACGCTTTGTCCACTTAGATAGTGTACCAGTGAGACCAAGTATGTTATCATTGATAGAGAATAAGTCTACACATGCACCTATTTGTGCTTCACTCAGTAGATGTATCTCATCAATAACAACTATGTCAAACTCTGTACCTGTGTGTTTGTGTATAGACAGGTGTGTCGTGTATGTGATGTTATCATTCTCATACTTCATCTCCTCAAAGTCCTCTATCCAAGACTGCTTAATCTTGTTATCAGGATAGGCAATAAGAACACTACAATCAGGTTTCATCTTCTTCAAGATGTTAATTGTAGTTCTTATCTTACCAAACCTAGGACATAAGTTGAGGATCCCAAACTTTCCATGATTCCACCACATGTCAGCAAACTCTGCTTGTCGTTTATCTCTTAGTGTCATGATATAAAAAATGATTTGTTTATTACTGACTCATAGTCTGAATCAGTTATGTTTCTACGTCTAGGTAGTTCCTTGAACATACCTATCTGGCCTAAGAATGCAAGACCAATTCTGATATCATCCTCACCATAGCTATTCTTAATTACACGAAGGCTTCTAAAATACTTACCACCGTATTCATCTCTTAGCTTGTTGAGGTTGTAACCAGATGGGTCTTCAACATTGTAACGCATAGGATCAAACAATGCCATACATACATCACTATCGTTCTGTGTGCTTGAACTGTCTGCAAAATCCTCTAGCTGTGGTTCAACATCACCATTCTTTATCCTGATGGGATTAGATATAGATCTGTTGAACTGACTAACAACAACAGGACTATGACCATAGAAGTCACGAGCATATCTAAGTTCATCACTCATCTTGTCAATAGCCTGTTTCTTAGTTGGTTGATCTCTAGTTGTCTTAAGTAGACCAATGTGATCTAGTACAACAAGAGTTATCTCATTAGGATTGTTTGGAATATATATCTTATTGTATTGGTCCTCTTGTACTATCTCACCACGTTCTAGTGCATAAGCTTTGAGTTCTTTAGCAATACCTACAGGATTCTCAGGACCATCAATGATTGTTACAAGTTCAGACAGCTCATTCATATAGTCTTCATACATAAGGAACAAGTCATGCTCATTCTTAGTCATCTTTTCTGTCCAACCCAATAGCTTATTCACTGGTATAATAATTCCTTGGTCAAAGAATATCTTACGTGCAGTCCATTTAGCAAGCTTGTATGTTCTACTACGCTCCATGGATCTATACCACACTTTCACTTTAATCCCTGAAGCTCTACCTTCTGGTGATAGAGCCCAGTCTACTGGATTAAGAACAAAAGCATCATCAATGAAGCTAGTCTTACCAGAACCAGTGAGACCACCAATAAGATAGTACATAGCCTTTCTGATACCTACATACCTGTTGAGCCTGTTAAAACCCATAGGTATACCTCCATTGCGTCCATCAAGACCTTTTTGCACTTCCTGTTTTAGTAATTCAAAACTCATCTCTTCTTCTTTTTCTTTTTTAGTTCTTTCTTAACATCTTCCATGCTTCTTGGCACATATGCACCTGTAGGTCCATTCTCATGATTCACCCATGCTTTCTTGTGAGTTCTCTGCCAGTTATAAACTTGACTGTCCTCATTACAAGGAATAAATCTTGCACCCTTCATTGCTTCCTGTGTATCAGGTACTATGCGCCATTTACCATTGATGTTTGTCCACTTCCTCTTCTTCATAACTAATATCTTAAGTTGTGAAAGTCATCATCACCATTATCTTCTGGCCAGATAAACTTACCTAACCACAACATTAATCTAGCTACGACCAGCCATAGTATTATACTTGCTATTATCTTCATAATTCTTGTTTTTTGCTATTTTTCTTAGTTTTTCAAAAGCGTCTGTCATTCTTTCATTGTCTGAATAGTATTGATTCTTAATACGTTTCATCCATTCGTTAAATTCTTCTGCCATAATTATTGTTTTAAATGTCTGTAGGACCTCCTGAGGGCTCTGTAGGCTCTCTATCCTTATCTTGCTCCATTAGTTCAATAAAGCCTTCAAAGGTACGTTGATTGAGATAGGGTATAGATCCTTGCATAAAACTCATACAGTTTTTTCTCTCTTTGAGTGAACGTTCTATTTTACGTTCTACCTCATATTTTAGAGCTTTTGTGAGCTGTTCTGCTGTATAATCTCCCTCCTCTAGTATAGCTTTGAACTTCCTTCTACATTCTTCTTTTCCTCTACGTAATGCTCTGGTGCCTTTAAACACCTTACCATTCACTTCAAAAGAATCTGTAGGTGGATAGTTCTTCCACCATTCTTCAAACTCTGTCGTTACAGGTTTTCGTTTTATTATTTTTGCGTTGTCTGTATTGTTTACAAACTTTAGTAAGCTTTCGCCTACAGGTGTGAGCTTCTCTTCATCTTTAGTTATAAGACCTTTTCTTATCAAAGTTTGATAGAGAGCAGCAATCTTCATACTATCATTATACAATGGTTGTATGTCATACTGCTCTTCAATCAACTTAAGTAAATAAATTAAATCTAAATTATAACTTTTCTTGATGAGCTCTTTGAACATTTGTGGGGTTATGTGCATTCTCATCTTTAATTGGTTTTTCTACCACTATGGTAGCTGGTTTCTTTCTCTTTTTCTGTTGTTCGTGTTCCCACTCCTGCCATTCTAGTTCCATTCTATACTGGCGTTCTCCTTGATACAACTTATCATTAGCATAAGCTGCGTGTTCCCAATCCTCATTAATTAACTTTGACATCTTTCTTCTTTTTATTTTTACTTCCTTTTGGTCTACCTCTCTTGCGCTTTGGTGCTGGTAGTGGTTCTTCTGGTAGCTCTTGGCTATCAAAATAGATTGCATAAATTGTGTAAGCTAGTCCCAGTGACATAGCTATAAGTGTTACTAATAATACTTCGCTTTTCATAATTTTAATTTTTAATTCTTAGTCCAAACTGCTCATAGAACCAGTCGAACGTTTGTTTTGCTTTATTCGTGTTAAATTTAAATACCTTTTTTAATGTACGTATAGCATATCTTCTAAACTCTTCATGTTGTTCTCTTGTTATAGTCCAGTTGAAATACCACTTGTCATCATCTAAGGTATCAACTAATCTCTTACCCACCATATCTAACTGATATTCGATAAGATGTCTAGTTATGTTACCTCTATTTATTTTTGCTCTTCGTTTCATTAACCAAAAAGATTTAGCTGACCAGGTATGTAAGCACTCTTCTTACGCTTACCATTAGTCAATATTTTAGTTATCATACTCTCAGCCTTATCTATGTAATAGTTAAAGTTGACATTATCTACAGGTGAGTTTGGTGGTAGAGTGTTACATACATAACACTTCCACTCACCAGCTTCCACTTGACTTCTTTTAGCAGCCTTGCTATCAGAAGACTCGTTCTTCACCTTGTACACTTTCTCACCAGTTCTACCTACGTAATATCTGATAAGCTTGTCATACTTTGTAACTTTGTTATCATCATCTACACCCTCATAGTGAAAGTCCTTAGATGCTTTCTTTCTAATACAAAAGTCATAGAGGTTCTTATGATTCATAATAGTCTCTCTGACAGGTGTACCATTTACATAGTATTGCTCTAGTGCTATAGGTACCACCCTTGCAGACTTGTTCTTATGTAGTTCAAAATCTGTAAGGAAGTCACCTTTCTTCTTTACATAACCATCTGGCATGATGGCAATATAATCATTGACTGTTGAAAAGATAATTTTCTTATAGTCCGTTCTTTCCAAAACATATTGTGTTAGCTCGGACCACCACTCATTTATCTCATGCATCTTAGGAATCAAGTCTTTTCTCACTTTAATCGTTACACCATCTGTATTTGCAGAGATCACATGTATGTCATTCAGTTCGTATTTCTCAATAAGCATCATCAAACTAAGCTCACCAGTTATAGTGGTGAACATAGTAAGTTGCCTATCATATATCCATGAATTCATATCAGATGACTTACCATATACAGAGTTAACTGCAAGTTTAAGTGCTCCTACGATTCCCTTGATCTTTCTGTCTGTCTTTGCTTGTGGTTTAAGCTCCAGTCTTTTCTCAAACATTTGCTTGTACCCACGTAAAAACTCTTTACCTAAATGAGCAGGATATTTCCCACTGTTAATAATAATAGCAGGATAATAGCTAGCCACATCCCAGTCAATAATTTCATACTCTTCGTCTTCTTCAAACACTTCAGGTTTGTTTTCAGTGTGGAGACCACCCTTCATGAATGAATAGACATTATCATAAAAATGTATGTGTTCTTTGAAATCATCTTGCAATCCTAGTTTGCGTCTCTTGATATTCTGGAGGAACTGTTGCAGTTGTTCAGTTTCAAACTTAACATAGTGCGCTATGCAATTCTTGATGTCTATACTCTTTCTGAAATAACCCTTGCGTGGAAGATCTCTCACATCCATACCTTTCTCCTCACAATAATACTTCTTGATTATCTCATCCCCTATCTTACTATCTGAATAGTTTAAACATGGTATACCAAACTCTTCTTCAATATCTTTTCTCAGCTGTATTTGGTTATTACCCTTGTATAATGGGTGATCTGTATCACCTAGGGTTACTTTATAGAATTCATAAGTTGCATCTACATCATTAAAACAGTACTGCAGTGACAAAAACACCTCATCTTTTGTCAATCCTGTCTTTGCATAATGTATGGGCATCTCTTCGATGTTCTCTAGGTCCATCTCAAACTCCAATCTCTTAAGACTCACTCTACGATTCTTGTTATCATAATGGTGAACTTTGAACAAATCTATTTGTTTTAAGGAAAGCTCCCACTCTCTATACTCAGGAAACACATCATAATTTGCATCATGAATTACATCCTGCGCTTTCTGTGCAATCTTTGCACATACTTCTAGTCCAGAGAGCTCATGCCACTGCTCATAGTTTCTGAGTATCCACTCAACCACCTGACCATCAAAGCGTAAGTTGTTATAACCTACCCAATAGGCATCTTTGTGTGTGTCTGTATACTTTACAAACGCATCTAACTGATTCTGCCACTTACTCACCACAAAGCTACGAGGTGTTTTCTCAGGCTCCATACATACAACGATGAAGCACTCTTGCATTGTCTCTATATCATATATAATTACACTATCAGTCATATTTATTCTTCTTTTTGTTCTTTCCAATCAAGCCATAAGGCTATCAATACAATAATATTCATCCCAAAGGACGCAATAAGTTCATGCAAATCTTCATAGATGTTTGTTGATAGGTGAATGTGCCCAACCATCCAGAACGGTACTGCAAGGTTGGACCCTATCCATCTAATTAGAAATGTTATAAACTTACCCATAAAATAACAAGAGAGATTACAAATATAAAAAAACTCTTGTGTTCTTACAAGACTTAGTTATAGTAATATCTCACGTGATCCTTGTACATCACTATCTTTGTTGGTTCCTTGAACATGTCAAGTATGTACATCATGTCACTTGTAAGAGTTACACCAGTATCACTTTTTGTAACTGTAGCTACATTGGTAGTTTTAGGACTACGCTTAGTATACTTACGCTTTGTTCTAGCTACGCTATTAAGCTTTTGGTAAACATTGCGAGTTGGTATACCCCAATCATTAGAAAAACGCTTAGCAATCACTAAACGAGGTTCTTCTGTTTTTAAAGCTTTGCGCATTGCACTCACTTGTTTCTTTGTGTAACGAACGTAAGTTCTCTTTTTTGTTGAATTTTCCATGTTTAAAATTAAATTATTAGTTATTAATATATCTCAAAGCCTCCACACTCTTTTAGAAACTTTATCCAATTCTTTATATGCCACACTGGTGATGAATGTGTTGGATGATACATTTTACCATCTTCTCCAACCATTTTTGTAAACTTTACAGCTCCAAGAGGCCAGTCTTTGTTTAGAGATTCTTGTATGTCTTCCTCAACAAACTCACCACCACTAGTAGACCAAGAACCAAGATTAATGTACATCACATCATCTTCCTGTTCTAAATCTGCATCTTGTGCTATAAGGTGTTCTAATGCATTAGCAAGCTGAAGACACTGAAAACCATCTTCTAGTCCACCACCGCTGTTTTCATGCCACAAGTCTGTGTTATAATCCAGTCCTGCATTTTCCATTGCTATCTCTGATAGATAGACAATAGGTCTCCAGCCCCACCAATTACTTCTAAAATAGTATCCAGGATTATCATCTTCAAACTTCTCTAATTCATCAAAGTACTCTTTCTTTTCTTCTTCTGATTCTATTTTAGTCCAATCTTTATCAGGCTTTTCATATCTGAGCTTAGGTGCTCTACCATAAATATCTACTCCCATGTCTTATCTTTTATTTATTACTTCGTTTTCCCAGTCTTCATCTGGTTCAAAATCTGCATGCTCTTTACAATCTGAGCATATGTCTGTTTCACCCCATCTTGAAGCTCCACAGCAATTACTTAATTCTTCCATATTGTACGTACTTTGTGCATTTTATTGCACATTATGTCAAGTTTTTACAGATTAACCTATCAAAACTTAATAAATGTGCAATATATGATACTATTCTTATTCTAAATCATCTGGGTCATCGATAGTTGTATTATCGAAACCTTCTTCTAAATATAGTTCTTCTGCGTCCTCATCATCAGTTAAGAATCTGAGAATCACAAAGTTATCTTCGTATACAGGATCTACAATCCCTCTCTCTAGTTCATCTTCGTTAACAAAGATTTCTAGTAGTCCATCAAACTCTTGCATGATGAAGTTCATTTCAGTTATTGTGAATGGTATTAGTTCTTCTGAACGTTTACCTGGATCAAACCAACCTATCTCATCTGGTATAGCAGCTATTCTGCCATCATCTGTAATAAGCCACGGTTGAACAGGAAACCCACATTCAAACACCATCATATCATAACTTACTTGGTCATGTATGCTCTCTGCCTTGAGGGCCCACACTTCTACTTGTTCCTTCGCTTCATTCCCAGGATTTAGCTCGTTCATAAATAACATTCCTTCTTCTAACTTCTTGGGATTGTAGTGACGGAATACTAATTCACAAGCTATCCACATATCACATAAATCTTACGCTGTTACCATGTTTAGTGAATCTTGTACCACAATGGTCACATGATCCCTCATTAGTAACATAATTAAACTTGATGCCTCCTTTAAAACAAGATGGGCACATAATGTATGGCTGACTGTTGCTAGCCATCTCTTCTGGTAATTCTTTTATTCCTTCCATTTTCTTTTTTATTTATAATAATACTACTTCTACCCAACCTTTCTCAGAGTATTCTGCATCTGCAACATAACCCTCATCTTTTAGTTGTTGTTCTAGTTCTAGAGCTGCTTTCCACAGTCCTGGTTCAGGTATCTCATCATGTTCATCATCATAATAAACATCACCACGACACTGATAGAATCTATCATCTGGTCCTTGGTCTACAAACTTAAACTCATAACCTTTTACTCTTCTGTAACTTTCCATTTTAAAATATATATCTAATTGTTTCTAATTCAAAATACTTATTGTATAGTTGCTTCCATCTTGAAAGCAATCTAGTCTTATCACGTATTGGATAACGCATCACACCACTGTTATTCTTGATCTCACAGCTGTATTTCATCATCTCTTGTGCTTCTGGTGATGCTTTAGCCATCTGATTCCTATGGTTTGTAAGCACTATCACTTCACATTTATTCACACCAGCCACACGTTTCACCTCTGCAAACAAGTCATCATACTCCTGTATCCATCTTCTTTGAAAGACAACAGGTGAATAGTTTATGTGCACTTCCCATCCTAAGTCCTTCAAGCGATCAATATCTTCTATACGAGATGATATCTTCTGCATCTTAGGCTCTAGTACGTTAGAATATGTTTGTGGCATAAGACTAACACGCACTCTTGGAGGCTTGTTGAAATGTGTAACATCAAGCTTTAACAGCGCTGGATACTTTGTAGCCATAGTACTGTTAAGTTGTGGATGGTCATCATAACGCTTCAAATAGTCATGCAAAGACTCAGGCATATGCTTTTGCATAAGCACTAAGTCTGTATTGCATGCTACGTCAACCATAGTGTAGATTGGATCCTGTTGGTCTGGAACCTTATTGAATCCTTTCTCCCACTCAACAACAGATTGAAATATGTCTTCTACATTTGTGTTTACAAACACTCTACGTCCATTATATCTAGACATGTAACAATATGTGTCCACACAACCTCCAAAACATCCATAGATGAGGTTTGGAGCAATGCAATTAGCACTATTGTTGTTATCTTTCGTAACTAGTGTACGTGTTTTCTGTGTCTTAATCATATCTTTGTCTTAATCCATACTCTTGTGCAACATAACTAACATGTCTAGATGTTGTAGCTGACCACCATCCATGAACAATCAAATGTCCAGCTGGTTCATCAATTGTAGCAACATGTGTATCATAACTGTACACTTTGTCACCTTCCACCTTCAGGTTTTTCTTATATCTATCCATGTCCAAAGTATTTTATGCGTTGATGGTCCCACCAAGATAAGTGTTCATATTCTTTCTCTGTGTAAACATGTACACGTCCTTTCTTGTCTGTAATGCAATGCAAACCTGTTGCAAGCACCTTATGTTCTTTAATACTCATGATTAAAATGATTGTTTAGTATTAGTTTCTCTATATCTTCAAGCTGACTACCACTCAGTAAGTCCATAATATCCTGTCTACCACACTGAATCGTGTTTATTTCAAATGTAGCTGGTGAACCTGGATAACCTGAACCATCTGGATAGTACATCACTCTCTTTTCTTCAGGACTATAACATCCTGTAACAAAAAGCACTACATTGCAGAACTCTATGTCAAACATTTCTTCTCTAGCCATTTTGTTATTGTATTAATCTTATTGAAACCTTATTCCACTTACCATATTTCATGTCCGTGTTAACAAGAAAGTCTATTCTCTTAGTCCATCTCTTGTTCATTCTGTCTTGCACTGTCCATATACCATCCATATCTCCAGCGTTTTCAACACACACTTTAGCTCCAAAGACAAAACCCAAAGGTTCTAAATCTCTACTAACAGCTATCCATCTATGCCCTGCAGGATTATCTTTATTGATAACTCTGTTAGATGCTGTGATGAATGGTGTGTCATCTGTTTGAGATGGTGTAGCGTGATAGATTGTAGCCACCACGCTGACCATCATAAAAAAACTCTTCATAACTAATAACCTATTTGTTCTAGCTTATCATCTTTAGCTTCCACTGTGTAGACACTGTCTGATATGCTACACATAAACAACACTCCATAAAGGAATGCAACTCTTCTAAACCTATAAAACTCTACAGGTGTTAACTTAATTTTTCTCATTGTTGTTGTATTTATTGATTAACTGTATTTATTAATATGCTTTGAAGCATAGAAGACTGTGCTCATGCTCTCCTGCAGCGTTGGGTGATGCACCACCTGATTATTGCTTTATAGCCATTCTATGCCCAAAACATTTTATATAAGAAGATGGCCATAACTAAGCCCCAAAAGAGAATAGCTGAAAAGCAACCAATCTTCATATTACGTTCATATTGCTCTTTAGAACGTCCTTGGTATTCAAACTTATCATCTTCCATATCATGATGTATATTTACCTAAGAAGTACATAACAACACATAGTATAGTGAGTATAAGTACTGCTGTGTTGCAACTGTCGTCATTTCTTTTCATAATGCTATATATATTTATTATTGAAACATACTGTTTACAAGGTGGTAAAAGGTGGTAAAAAGTGGATGGTGTTCACACACCCACTCTTCCATACACATAAAACACATACAAACAAACCACATTTTGTGTTTTAATAGCCCACCCTTGTCTTTTCTCCCACCCTATATATATCCCCAAAGGGAAATGATGGCTTAGAAAGCCACCAATTCACTTGGGTCAAAGGTTGGTGCTTGGTACTCAGCAACCTTGTTAGTAACATCGAACTCAACAAGAGCACCACCACTTGGCATTGTTACAATGTTGATGATTTCTCCATCAGGCGTAATTTGCTCAACGATTGGAAAGCCTTGCACTTGGCTGAGGGTAATTTCCTTAGCACGCAAGCCATTACTTACGTTAGAAGAACAAACCACTTGGGCACTTGTGCCATCAGTTTTCTTCATAATAATAACAACACGCTTGTCGTGATTGTTAAAGTTAGATGGTAATAAACCAATTTTGCCACCAACACCTGTTAGTTCAGCTACTGTTCCTAATTCAGTTCTTTCGGTACGTTCGTACAATTTAAATTCTAAAGCCATTTTCTTTCTGTTTTTAATGTTAGACTTATTAAACAGGGGGGACTATCCCCAACCTGCTTTTCATGCGTGGGGTCTCTGTGGGGAGGGGTCTCTTCTCTTATGCACACGATGGGGTGGGCCCTTTTAGAAAAAAAAGTTTTCAGAAAATTTGTAACGTATCAAAAAAATGTTATACCTTTGGTGGGTGGGTGGGCTTATGTATTCTTATACACTACACCATGAAGGGGTAAAAAGATATTAGATATTACATAATATAGCATTGAAAAATGAATAAATGTATGATATATAAATATTTATTGTATATTTGTACAAAACACAACATAACTAAATCATGGAAGAAAGAAAGATGGTCATTCAAAAGCTAAAGAAGAGCTTAGATGATGAATATGCTATAGCACAGCAGTATTATTCTATACTGTCTGCTATTAACAACCTTCGTCTTACAAAACGTGAGATAGAGCTTGTAGCATATACAGCAGTGAAGGGCACAATCTCTTATGCTAATGTACGGTCACAGTTTTGTGAAAGGTATAACACCACCCCTGCTACGATTAATAATATTGTATCTAAGCTGAAGAAGGTGGGGATATTTGTGAAAGAGTCAGGTAAGGTGAAGGTTAATCCAGTTATTGTGCTTGACTTCAAAAAAAATTTAAACTTAGTAATAGGAATAGCGCACAATGAAAAAGCCAAAGGACATGACACTCAGAGAGTGGATAACAAGGAAGATGTCAACGAAGCTAGTAGTGTCACACAGGGTGATAGATCAAGTGATAACACACCAGTTTGATAGTGCACATGATGCTTTGAAGAACAACAACACTGTAGAGCTCTCTGGTTTTGGGAAGTTCTTGTTTAATAAGAAAAAAGCTCAAAAGAAACTGCAGAAGATAAAAGATGTCAAAAGCAGTTATGAGAAGATGTTAAAAGAAGACGATGGATCAATGCCTCTAAAGAGGTCAAACTTTATAAAAAGTAAGCTTAGTGAGATTAACCTAACCATATCATCGTTAAAACCAAAAATAGAAAAGGAATGATAAAGGTAAAAGAGATATACGAAGGATGGAGAAACAATTTGTTTCCTCCTGAAGCTATGAAAGAACAGATTGCACAGGTGAGTGCAGAACGTTTAGCTATATGTGAAGCATGTGAGAATCACTCAAAGAATCACAGCAGCGTTAGACCAGATGCACATTGTGTTAGTTGTGGATGTACATTATCTGCAAAAACTAAATGTCTTTCTTGCTCTTGTCCAATTAAGAAATGGGTAGCTGTGCTATCAGATGAAGAAGAAATGAAATACAAAGAATATGAGCAAGCCAATAACTCTAAATAAGATACCTGTAGCAAACCTTATACAAGTTTTAACACACTTGTACGAAGAAGGTGCTGACTTTATTGACATACACGGTGAACCTGTTGAGGGTAAAGAGAATGACATCTTGAAAGTTACAGTTAGACCTGAGTATTACAACACAGAAGAAGAACAAAGCGAAACAGATCCAGAATATTTAGTCACAGAAGTTAAACCACCAGCTGATGATATAAACCCTATATCAGAAGATGACATAGATGATCTGATTTAAAATGAGCGCAACGTACTATCACAAAATAATTCAATTACTAGGGGAACTCAAAAGAGATCACCCCTCTCTAAACTTAGGAAAACACTTAGCTACATCCCTGGATGGTATAGAAACTAAGTATTTATGGGGCTTGACTGATAAGAATGTATATCATGCATTACAGAAGTATCAAATTAGTCTAGACCTTGATGTCCCTCACGATGAGTCTGAAATAGAAAAGATTCTAAGAGATGGTATGAGAATTAGTAATGTACACGAGCTAAATGATGATGACACCTATTGATAACAACTACATCTTCATATATTGGGAAGATGGATGGAATGAAGACAAAACAAATGGCAAAGAAAACTACATACATTAATGCTGAACTTGACTGGGCAGAGCAACAACTAAGTTCTTGGAAAGAATATGTTGATGCTAACCCTCTTCATGAACTAGAAGATAGAGTTAAGTACAAAGAAACTAAGGCAGGTGGTGTAATCCCTATGGTGGTTGCATCTATTGAGAGCCAGGGTAAGTTTGTGCAAGACACTATGAAGAATTATCTAGCTTTATTAGAGCAAGTAGATAAACTTCGTGAGAAGGAAGAGAAGAAGAAGGTTGAAACCAGAGGCGGTGCACAGTTAGGATCTATGGCAGAAGACTTCTATAAGAATAGAAAGTAAATATGAAACTACATAACGTAGACTATAAAGATTGGTTCATCAATCAAGGGCGTATTCCAGACAAAGAGTCTGAGGAGTACAAGCCCTTTTACGCATTTCACAAGGAATTGTGTATGAATGGTTGTATGATGGACGGTGTTTATATAAATCCCTTCTTATATTGGCATTTAAATGTATGGCATACAGAAGTGGACATTATTGATGAATATGGTAGAATTAACCAGAAATATGCTAACCCACTGCTCAGAGATAACGAATGGTTAGTTACAAATGAGATAGATAGAGCTCACAAAGAAAAGAAAGGACTTGTAATACTAGGAATTAGACGTTTTGCTAAGTCTGTAATAGAAGCAAGTTACATAGCACACGGTGCAACTTTTGATGAGAACTCACAAAATATTATTGCTGGTCTGAATGCTCCTGATATCAAGCTGATTACAGACAAGATAGACAAAGGACTAAACTTCTTACCACAAGCGTGGAGATGGCAAAGAGTGGAAGACAACTGGAAGAACCAGGTGACACTCGGAATAAAGACTAGAGGTGGTGAACGTATACCATTCTCACAGATCCTCATCCGTAACTTAGATGAAGGTAACAATGAAGAAGCTATTGCAGGTACAAAACCTCGTAGACTGATCATTGATGAGATAGGTAAAGGAAGCTTTTTAAGAGGTTTCCAAGCTGCTGTTCCTGGATTTACAACACCATTTGGGTGGGGATGTAGTCCTATTCTTACAGGAACAGGTGGAGACATGAAAAAATTCATGGATGCCAAAACTTTGATGTTTGACGTAGATAATTTTAACTTTCTTACGTATAATAACGAAAAAGATGAGAAGCGTGTACATGGATTGTTTATTTCTCATAAATACAGGATGGAAGCTAAGGAAGACTCTACATTGGGTGCATTCTTAGACAAACCTGCAGATTCTCTACTACATGAAGTGCCCATGATGGTCTCTAACGAAGAAAAGGCTACAGAAGTAACCAATACTAACTTAGAGCGTCTAAAGAAGGCAGGTGATAGACTTGCATACCTGAAAGAGAAGATGTACTACCCACAAGAAGTGGATGATATATTCTTGAATGAAGATACAAACATCTTTGACATAGAAGCAGCAAAGCGTCAGAAGTATAGACTCTTAGAAGGAGAAAGAACAGGTACGCCTGTAATATTGTATGATGATGGTGATGGTGTTAAACATGACTTCACTGATAAGGTGCCTATAACTAACTTTCCACTGAAGCACACTGATTTAAAAGATGCTCCTGTGGTTATATACGAGTTTCCTGTAGATAATCCACCATATGGCCTATATGTGGCTGGTATTGACCCATATAGACAGGGTAAATCAGCATATAGTTCATCATTGGGTTCTGTATACATATATAAGCGTATGCACGCTATATCTGGTGAAAAATACCAAGATATGTTTGTTGCAAGCTATTGTGCACGTCCAGATAAGAAAGAAACCTGGGAAGAACAGGCTCGATATTTGATAAAGTACTATAATGCTAGAGCATTATGTGAAAATGATGAAATATCCTTTATAGATCATATGATTAGTAAGGGAGATGCACAATATTTAGAAAGACAACCTAACTGGCTGAAAGAAATAGTACCAAACACCACGGTGAGACGTGATTATGGTATACATAGATCATCAGAAAAGATTAGAGACTTTCTACATGGATGCTTGAAGAAGTATAGTGAAGAGATAGTCCATTCTGAAACCAACGAAGAAGGTGAGATAGTTTCTCAAACCAAAGGAATGGCAAAGATATTAGATCCTGTACTTCTTGAAGAGATGATACAGTACAATGAGTCAGGTAACTTTGACCGCATCATTGCAGCAGAGTTAGCAATAGCTCTAGCTATGAAACTAGATCCCATCATTGGTAGAGTGGGAGAGAAGCAAGATGTCAGATTGGCATCTATGCATAATAGAAACAAAAAGAACAAGCTATTTACACAGTCAAGAGGACTGTTTGATAGAAAGAAAAATAAACTTTTTTCATAATGGCAATTATTAGATATACAAAAGAGGACAACATTAGGTATGCTTACCTAAACATCTTTCCTGATCAGTTTAAAACTGAGAAGCAAAAGAAAGATGATAGCTGGATAAAGAATACCATGGACTATTTTGCAAATAAAGCATATGCTGAATATGTTAAGAACAGAGATACGTTTGTAAAAAACTATGACCTCATGAAAGGAATATTGAGAAGAGAAGACTTCTTAATTGACGAACCTGAGGTGAAGAGTTTTACAGACATGCTCCAAGAAGACTTAGAACTTCCTGCTTATGTAAAGCACTACTCAATTATCACCACTCCTGTAAACGAATTAGTTGGTGAGATATCAAAACGTCCTGATAGCTTTAGAGTGAAGGCATTTGATGATGATAGTCAAGCTCAAGAGCTGCAATTTAAAACAGATACACTAAAAGCTTACGTAATAAATCAAGTTAAGCAGCAAGTTATGGCAAAAGCTGCTATTTCTGGACAAGAAGTGTCTATGGAAGACATTGAAGCTATTACAATGGAGCAAGTGAAGGATCAGCTTGATAGTTATACATCAGTGGCTGAAAAGTGGGCAAACCATACACTTACAGCACAGAAAGCAGACTTCAACCTAAAAGAAAAGAGTGAGGATGCATTTAGAGACTTACTTATTTCTGCAAGAGAGTTCTATCACATCTATGAAGACAATTCTAAACTTGGATTCAACATAGAGGTGGCTAATCCAAAGAACACGTGGTTCCTTACAACACCAGATAGAAAATATATATCAGATCCAACAGGTAGAGCTCAAGGAGCATACGCTGCTGGTACAGTAGAGGTGATGGAATTGTCTCAAATCATTGAAACCTTCCCAGACCTCACAAAAGAAGAGATCGATCATCTAAGAAGCTCTCTGCAAGACTATGGACTTATTAATGTTAGAGAATCCAACCTTGGTAATCCAGATGCTATACCTGGTGAAGATTCAATAATGTATGATACGTATGATCCACTAGTGTTACAAACACGTATGCTTATAGAAAGCGAAATGAAGGAGAACAATGATGGACTAAAAGACTTCTTAGGTCTTACATCTAACGTGTCTTCATTTGGATACAAGTATGTTGTTATAAGAAGCTACTGGATCTCTAAGAAAAAGATTGGTAAGCTTATATACACAGATGAGTTAGGTAACGAACAGTCAACACTTGTTGATGAATCATACAAGTCAGGTGACATGCCTACAGAAATATCACTAGAGTGGGGATGGATTAACCAATGGTATCAAGGAACTAAGATTGGTCCAGATATCTACCACGTTAAGCCATATAAACTTCTAAACTACTGTCCAATCATAGGTACTACGTACGAAGTTAAGAACACAGAGGCACGATCTCTGGTTGATCTAATGAAACCCTTCCAGGTGATTTATAACGTGTGTATGAACCAGCTATACAAGCTTCTGGAGAAAGAAGTTGGTAAGGTGCAACTCATGTCACTACGACATATTCCTATTCCAAAAGATGGTGATGCACAAGATGCATTAGACATGTGGGAGATGGAAGCTCGTGAGCGTGGTGTTGTGTTTGTTGATGATAGTCCAGAGAACTTGAAGAGCCCAAGCTCATTCAACCAGTTTACATCTCTGGATCTTACAAGAACACAAGAGATACAGGCTCGTTATACACTAGCACAACAAATGAAGATAGAATGTTGGGAACTTATTGGTATGTCTAAACAGCGTATGGGCTCCATAGCTGCATCAGAAACAGCCACAGGTACACAAACAGCATTATCACAAAGTTACTCTCAGACAGAGCCTCTATTTATTGCTCATGAGTATGTAATGGGTCAATTATACCAAGCTATTGTTGATGCAGCTCTGTATATTGAAAGTAGTAAACCACAATCTACCCTGTCATATATAACAAACGAAGGTGAGTCTGCATTCGTTCAAGTGAATGGATCAGACTTAAAACTTCGTGATTTAAAAGTGTTCTTGACCAACAGACCTGAAGACACTCAGATGTTTAATGAGCTTAGACAACTTTCTCAGGCTATTATCCAGAACGGTGGCACACTTTATGATGTAATTGAGCTATATAGCACCAAGTCTATGAGAGAAATGAAGAAAACCTTCAAAGATCTTAGAGATAGACAAATGGAGCAGCAACAACAGCAGTTGCAATTACAACAACAGCAACAAGAACAAGCTGGTCAGATTGCACAAGCTCAAATGCAGGAAGCTGCTAGAATGGCTCAAGAGAAGCAAGCTAATGAAAACTACCAGAACGAACTAGATCGTGTAAATAAGAAGGAGATAGCTATGATAGGAGCAATGTCTAGAGAAGGTGGTGCAACAGTTGATCTTGATATGTCTGGTACACCAGATGCACTTGAGATTGAGAAGCTGGCTTCACAACAAACAAAAGCTCAAAAGGATTATGACAGCAAAATGGCTGACATCAATTCTAAAAATAGTATAGCTCAACAAAAGCTACAGATTGAAAGAGAGAAAATTAAACTAGCTCGTGACAATCAAGCAAATGATCTTGCTGTTGCAAAAGAGAATGCAAAAGGAAGAAATAAGAAAAGCTAATCAATTAAATTAGCAGAGTAAAAAATGTTAATGCTATATTATCAAAAATAGTTGCCTTTATTAGGCAAATATGCTTTGAAATTAGATAGTCTTAGCATAGTTTTACATAATAAACCAATTTCGTAACAAAATTTAACTACATATGTCTGATAATTTAGATAAAATCGGTAACTTCGGTATTCAAGATACTGTTGAGACTGGTGCAGGGGACACTCAATTACTGAATGATTTACTTGCTCCAGAAACTGCTTCAGGAAACCCTGATGATGTTGAACCTATAGTAAATGAAGTTGATGCACCTAAGCCAGAGGCTAATGATGGTGTACCAAAAGGTAAAGATATCACTCCACCAAAAAGTGTTGATGGTAAAACTGATGAAGAAAAGCAATCAGGAGAATCTTTGATAGCTGACTTCTTAAGTGATGCAGAGGAAGAAGAAGAAGAAGAAAAAGAAGAACCAACTGTTGCAAAAGAAGAGCCAGTTGAAGAAGAAAAAGTTGAAGAGTCTGAAGAAGAAGAACAAGAACAGCAAGTAGATGGAACTCAATTCACTGCTTTAGCTAATGACTTGTTTAACTTAGGAGTCTTTACAAAGGATAGTGAAGATGAAGAAGTATCGATCAATACACCTGAAGAGTTTCTAGAAAGATTTAACGCTGAAAAGAAAAAAGGTGCATCTGAATTAGTTCAAAACTTCATTGGGCAGTTTGGTGAAGATTACCAACAAGCATTTGAATCTATTTTTGTAAAAGGAGTTGACCCAAAAGAATACTTTGGAACATACAACCAGATTGTAAGTTTCTCAGAAATGGACTTATCTAATGAAAAGAATCAAGTGGCAGTGATGAAACAAGCACTCGTTGATCAAGGATTTGAATCAGAAGACATAGATAAAGAGATCGAAAGATTACAAAATTACGGTGATTTAGAATCCGTAGCTACTAGACATCACAAGGTGCTAGTAAAGAAAGAAGCTAAAAAGCTTCAACAATTAGATAAAGAAGCTGAAGAGTTGCAACAACAAAAGGTTGCTATCAAGAACCAATATATAAACAACGTTCAGACTATTTTAACTGACAAGCTAAAAGAAAAAGAGTTTGATGGTATACCAATCAATTCTAACTTAGCAAACGAACTACAAGACTTCCTATTAGTAGACAAGTGGAAAACTCCTGCTGGAGAAAATCTCACTGACTTTGATCGTGCTATCTTAGATTTGAAAAGACCTGAGAACCATGAAATGAAAGTAAAGGTGGGGCTTTTACTGAAGATATTAGAAAAAGATCCTACTCTATCTACTATACAAAGAACAGGTGTGACTAAAAAGTCTAACCAACTCTTTGGGGAAGTAGCTAGACAAGTGACTAGAAGCAAGACAGCTTCTAAGTCTTCAAGTAAAAAGACCAAACCTAATTCATGGTTTTTATAATTTAATAATTTAATTTAAAACGAATAACAAATGGCAATTCAAACTATCCCAGGTCTAACTGGTTTTACTTATGCACGAGTAGCTTCTATGGATAAGCGTGCTGTAGGAAAGCTAACAGACGCAAATCACTTAGAGTCTTTCCACTCTACTGAGCCTGCGGACTATGATAAAAAGATTATCAGTCTGTATACTCAATCTTCATTGTACAGCAATGATTTCCTTGATATGATTAACAAGAGCACTCCGTATTACATTGATACGAATAGTGATGCTTGGAAATGGCAAATCGCTGTACCTTACAAATTCCCAAAAATCATTGATGTCCCTGATTCAACAGCTGCTAATCCTAAGCCAGGTATTGATGGACAAGAATTTACATTAGTGCTTGATACTAATGAGTTCTCTAAGAACGCTATCGTTTCTGTAGGTACTCGTCAGTATGGACCACGTTTCTATGTAATCAAAGATCCTCAGCCTTGGAATGCTGGATTCTTGTACACTTTTACATTAGTAAGTGACAATCCAACTGTAGACTTTGTAAGTTCTCAGTTCTTAGCTCAAGGTATCGAGTTAGAACTAGTTGATGCTGCAATTGGTGAATTTGACCAAGACTTATTAGGTCTTCCACGATTAGGTGAGCAAATCACTATGTTCGAATCTTTAGGTTCTGCATATGGATATGAGCACAAAATCACTGAGTGGGCTGATGACAAGATGATGCGTGATGCTTCTGGTAAGCCACTAGACATCTTAGTATATGCTCCACAAAGACGTAATCAACTTCCTTTAACAAGAAACGATGTTAAATGGGAGCCTTTCGTTGAGTTCTGGATGCGTAAGTCTATGTTAGAATTGAAAGTTAAGAGAATGATCTGGGCTAAGCCTGGAACAGTTAAGACTAACGGTTCTAAACAAGAATTAAAAAGAACTTCTGCTGGTGTATACCACAGAATGAGAAATAACGGAAACTTAGTACAATACAATAGAGGTGAGTTCTCTGCAAACTTGATTCGTTCAGTATTTGGAGACTTATTCTACAGACGAGTGGACGTTAAAGATCGTAGAGTTAAAATGTACACTAATGAGGCTGGATTCGATGTATTCCAACAAGCTCTTAAAGATGATGCACTTAACTCAGGTCTTACTTTCATGGCTGATTCTGGAAACAGATACTTACAAGGAGAAGGACAGTCTATCACTTATAACTTTGCTTTCGATGCAATGGTTACTCGTGAGACTGGACGTGTAGAACTTGTTCACTTGAAAGAGTTAGATTTACCACAAACTAACTTAGAATTTGGACAAAACAAGAAGTCTACTCCTGTATTCATGGTATTTGATGTATCTCCTCAATCAGATGGATCAATGGTAAACAACATCCGTGAGGTACGTATGAAGGGTGCTCCTTCTATGACTTGGGGTTATATTGATGGAACTCGTCACCACTTAGGCTTTGCTAAGTCTCAAGGTATGAGCTCTGCTAACAAATTCCCAGGATACGAAATCTGGATGAAAGATAGATGTGACGTATTTATTGAGGATCTATCTAGAACTGTGTTGATTGAAGAAATCCCACAATTCTAAAATATAAAAGAGATCTACGGTTGACTTTCCCTAGTCAACTCTTTCTCGAGAGAAGAGTCCCCTCATCCCACACTGTCCCTCCTCACGAGGGGACTACCTTCTCAACCAGAGTGAAGAATTAAGTTTCTACCCATTCAATTGGATCACTCTACAAAATAAACCAATAACATTATTAATTAAACTACATTATGGGTAAATTAGGAAAAGTTTCTACTATTAAGAAACAATATAACAGTTCTCAATTGCAAACTATGGATAGTAATCTTGCCAACATGGGCATGACAAGAATTCCTGGAACAGGAGTTTTTAAATATCCATACAAAGAGCTAGATGGTAAGTACAGAACAGGATTAGATCCTGATGCTGGTTACATTAGACGTATTCAAGATCCAACAGAAAAAGAGTTGGAGATTGAGCGTGTAACAGAACTTCGTGATAAGCTTCAACAAAAACTAGGTGATATTGACTTAGGGCCAAGAGCTAAATTCTGGAACTATGCACTATCTACAGGAGTGAATGATTCATTACATGTACAGCCTGTAAAACTTTTAGATGGAGATAACTTATTTGACTTGAATCAACCTTTACAAGAGCTTGCATTTGCATGGTTAAGAGTTCATCCAACTATTGCATCTTCATACCAGGCTTGGGAAAGAGGTGAGTTTCCAGCAGACACACAATTCTATGTTGTTAATGATGATATAGAAAATGCTCTTGTCTACAAGAAGAAACAGCTTATTAACAAAGCTATTATCAAGTTTGACTCAATGACTCCTGAGAAGAAAAAGAAAGTTGCAAGACTTTTAGGACTTCCTGTGACAGATGAGACAAAAGAAGAAGTTGTATATAACCAAGTTGATAATATGTTGAAACAATCAGAGATGACAAGTGGTAACTTCAAAGGGTTAAATCCTGTAGAAGTGTTCAACAGATTCGCTGATATGAAAGAAAATTTACTCCATATTAAAGATTTAGTTAAACAAGCTATTCAGCATTCCATCTACAGAGTTAAGCCAAATGGTAGAGTTTTTGAGGGTGAGTATGAGATAGCAAAAGAAGAAGAAGAATTAATTAAGTTTCTAGCTGATGAGGACAACCAAGATGAGTTGTTAGTATTGGAAGGAAAGTTGAAAACTAAAAAACTAGCTTCTGTATAAGGGGCTAGTTTTAAAACTCTTTTATAAATGATACAAGTAGATAGTTTATTATACAAAATAGACCAGAAACTAAATAAACTATCAACTAACGAGCATCAACAGATTCAACTAGAAGACAAGATCTTAGCTTTGAATGAGGCTCAGATCAAGTTGATAAAACAAAAAGTTGATGGTTTTGCAATTCCTAACAAGTTAGGATTTGATGCTTTTAAAAAAAGGTACGAAGACTTACAAAATTTAGTTATAGATTTTACAAGTCAACCACTACCTTTAACAGAAACTAATACCGAACTACATCAATGGGATGCTGATCTAACTGCACTAAAACCTAAATACATGTTTTATGTTGACAGTTATGTATTGGCTGATAAAGGTAAGTGCAAAGATCGTAAGATATGGATTAACAAGGACTTAAGTAAGCATGGAGACCTATCTCTCTTACTTAACAATGATCACTACAAACCTAGTTTTGAGTATCAAGAAACCTTAAATGCTATATCTTCTGACACTATCAGCGTATATACTGATGGTACATTTACTCCCAAAGATATTTACATAATGTATATGAGATACCCTGTGTATATTAACAAAGCAGGTTATATCATGTTGGATGGATCCCCATCTACTAATCAAGATTGTGAGTTAGCAGAATACTTAGAAGATGAACTTCTAGATCTGACAGTTCAAAATCTTGCAATGTATACTGAAAACGCTAGTGCGGTGCAAAGTGCACAGTTCAGAATACAAACTAATGAATAAAATTATTTTTAACCTTTAAATCATAAAAAATGGCTGATTTTTCATTAACCACGTTATTCGTGGTGCCAGTAGGGCAGACTGCTCTCCCTAGCTCTGGTTCAACTCAAGATCTTACTGCAGGTCAAGTAGGTTTCTTTAAACCTGATTACAATTTAGCTACTGCAGCTAACATCGATGATGCTGGTGTTAACTATTTCTACGTAGCTCAAGGTAGAGAAAACACTTATTTACAAGGATCAAAAAGATCTGACAAAATCTCTGGTGTTAATCAAAATGCAGGTAACAACCCAAAAACAAACGTAACTGAATGGTACAAAGTATCAGGATGTGCTACTGCTGCTAACCAAATTACAGATGTAACTAGTTTTACAGTACAATGTGGTGAGGTGGTAACTTTAACACTACGTGCTCACTCTTCTTACATTGACACATTATACTTCAATGGATTTACACGTTCTGTAACTGTACAGGCTCCATGTTGTGAGTGTGGTGGTGATGTATGTACTGATGTTGACACTAACGCACTAATCAACTCTATTATTGCTAAGTTAGAAGAAGCTGCTCCTGGTGACAACCCAGATAACATCTCTTTCAACACTTTCTTCGAGTTTGAAAATGTTGGTGGAACTATTCTACGTATTCATGGAAAACCATTAACTAAATATGGTCAACCATGTGATGTTGCTGCATTCCCATTCGAGTATGACAGAATGTACTTTAGTACTTTTGTATATGAAGGACCTGCTACAACTGCTGACTTTATTGTTGCAGACAACTGTAACCCTGTTGCAACTTCATCTGTTATCCAAAAAGCATCTTATGCTTCTGGAGGATCTGATGAGTTCAAGCAACTAGAAAAGAACTTCTATAGCTACCAAGCTGGATACTTAAAATCTTTGTATCGTATGGGTGGATACAATGAGAACTTTGAATCTTACGTAACTGATGGAACTGTTTATGACAGCTATTACATCAAATTTAACCAATATGATAAGTCTGCTTATCAGTGGGGAGATTACGTAATGCAAGATTCAACTGTAATCATTGCTGTTCCTAATGCTGATACAAGTGGTATTGGTGCTTTAGTAGAAGCTGTATTAGTATCTGCTTTGGGTGCTGTTGTTGATGACAACACTTGTATTACAACTACAACTACTACAACTGCTCCATAATTAGAGCTAGTAGTAGGGATAGACTTTTAACATAAACCTATGCCAGAGGTGAGAGGATTTACACTCATATCCTCTGGCATTTTTTTTTAAAACAATAATAATGGCAGCCACTTTACAATTAGACATCATAGTTCCTCCTAGCTATAGTACTCTATTGCTCGCTGTTACAGATGCGTCTATCTACCCAGATAGTCCACCAGTTGTATCAGCACCAACAATTGAAATAGAAGTACCAAATTTTGGTACAAAAATACTACCCTTCCTACCGTTAGAAACAAACATCTTTGCATCTGACACTTTAGGTATTACTGAAGATGGTTGCAAACAAGCTCTACCTGACGGTATATATAAGTTAAAATATTCTATAGCTCCAGCATATCTAAACTATGTTGAGAAGACTATTATGCGTGTTGATAAACTACAGGAGAAGTTTGACAATGCGTTTTTAAAGCTTGATATGATGGAGTGCGATAGTGCTCTTAGAACTCAAGCTAGTGTGAATTTAAACACAATCAACTTTTTTATTCAAGGAGCAATTGCTGCAGCAAATAATTGTGCTGAGCAAGAAGCTCTTAAGTTATATACAAAAGCAAGCAACATGCTTGATCAATTTTTGAAAACCAATTGTGGTTGTTCTGGTAACGGTAACAACTACATTATAAACTTTACATAAAATGGCTCAGTGTGCAAATTGTGGTGCAAAGGTGGGATGTGGATGTCAGTTAACAAACGGTCTATGTGCTCATTGCAACAGTAGTAATAAAGGAGTATAAACATCACATTTAATTATGTTAACACCCAGATTAACAAATTGTCAGGATTGTCACAAGATTCCTGACCTACTTAAACAGATTGATTGTAAGCTGGCAGAGCTTGCTAACAATGCATACAATGATGTTGTATTCATGTTAGGTAACTGTATATCTGCTTATGAGATCAATCAGTTGTTAGCGTATAAACGTATACTAACGTTTAAGTATTGTAACCCTCATTATGCAGGGTCTGTTTCTGTTAACGATATTGCTGGTAAAGTGATTCGTTTAACATCTGGATGTGTTAGCAGATGTAATGAACCAACTGTATGTGAAATCACTACATGTTGTGTTGATGTTGTACCAAACCCAACTACTACCACTACAAGTACTTCTAGTACTACCACTACGACAACTAGCACATCATCAACAACTACAACTACAACTACTATCTATCCAGATTGTAGAATAGAAGGATGTTTTGAAGAACTAACTACAACTACTACCACAAGTAGTACAAGTAGTACAACTACAACCACCACTACAATTATTGTTTTTGATTGTATAGAAGCATTTGATTTTACTGATCCAGAAGGTTTCCCTAATGTACAGACTGGAAATGGAACTAAAATATTGAGCAACGGAGTTCAATTAACTACAAGCTATCTTGGACTAGCACCCATTTATGTTCCATTTACACCAGGTACTAGTGAGGTATGTAATGGGGCATACCAGACAAATCAATCTGGTGGACAAGGTGCTCTTGGTATGAAGGGTGGTTCAACATTAGTAATGAATTTTAATCCTCCAATAAACGCTATAGCATTTATAAGTGGGGGTTATGGTTCAATTGAAAGACCAGGAGACGTAGAGATTCTTTCTATAACATCTCCTCAAGAAATTGCTGCCACTGAAATAATTGCATGTGGATCTTATATAACAAGTCAAATAGATCAAAACACAGTTAATTTAAGTGGAACAATTCCAGCATCATCGTCCCCAGTAACCTCTTCAGGAGTTACAGCAATTTCACCAGTTAGTGGAAATATAAGTGAACTAAAACTTGTATTGTCTCCTCCAGCTGATGCGCTAGCTGGAGTTGTACTTGATTTTTATGTGTGTCCTGGACCAACTACAACTACAACTAGTACATCTAGTACATCAACTACAACTAGTACAACAACTGTAGCACCTAATTGTTTATTATATAATAACTCAAGCCAAGATATAAACTATGCTTCGTGGTATGATAGTAATTCGAATCCTAGCATTACTAAAAATAGTTTACTTCTTAATCCTGCACCAATTGGTCCAGATATAAACACAACAGGTGAAACTTCTTGGTCAGGAATATCCACTCCTGTATATGTACAGTTTAATATAGGAGGAACAATATATGACGCATGGTATAACTATGAAAATGGGGCTCTTGGTGCAGTGGATGTTTCGTATGGTTTCTTCCGTCCAAATAGTCCGCAGCTAATTACCACTAGTGATTTTCAATTCTCATCAATAGATAAAGATGGTCAGAATCTTGATTCGATTCTTCAAAACTTTAATCCAAGCACTGACTCCTTCTTTGTTGAGTGGGGATCTTGTGCACCAACCACTACAACTACAACAACTGTAGCACCAACAACCACTACAACAACTACCACTGAGGTTCCAACTGTTAAATTAAATTGGGACTTGTCAAACGGTGGACAACCTATTGTTGTTAGAGCAACAATATCTAGAAACGGTATTAGTTCAGGTACATTGATGGCAAATGATAGTGGTTTAATTCTCTGTAACGCTGGAGATGATATAGAAATTACTATTCAAACTGAGAAAACAGGAACATTTGCATTTACAAATAGAGCTACCCTTGACGGAACTATTATATTAAATGATACATCAGTAGAAACTGATAGTAAGTTATCTACAGTAAGTTTTGTAAAATCTGCTGCTACTGAAGAGCTGGACATGACAGGTCTTACAGGAGCACCTTAATATTAAACCACAATATAGTAAGTAATATGACAATAATAATAACATTAAGTTTTGCAGGCAATGAAACAGGTCCTTTTGATTTGTATTCAGATGCAACTGGTTTTGCTATACCGTTTGCTCAAAACGTTTCTAAAGCAGCGTTATTGGCTGGTTATCAAGTAGAGGCTCCTGATGGAACTACTGTTGTTAGATTAGATAATTTAAATAGTCTTTGTGGTTCAACAGATATTTATTCTTGTGCTACACCAAACTGTGACTTTACTGGGTCTATTATTTGTGATGTTACAACAACTACAACCACCACTCCACCACCAACTACCACTACTACAACATCACTTCCACCAGCAACATTATGTACTTGGACAAGTTTTGGAGGAGATTCAGGAGAAATAGGAGTATATGATATGATAAATAATACAGTATCTGCAGTATTAGTTCCTAATGATTTTACAGTAACACAAGGAGTTACTAGACCAATATGTGCAACACAAACTAAATTGTGGTTATCTGGTGAAACAGATGAAACCTCACTTAACTTTGTAGTTAAAGAGTATAATATAAATAGTACATCAAATCCTCCAACTTTATCTTTTGTTAGAGAGATTAATGTGTCTTTAGCAAATATTAGTGAAAGTAATCTTACTTTTACAGGTATTCAATGTACTACTATAACTGCTATTAATGATACCACTTTAGTAGTAGGTTTTGGTGGACCAACTGCCACTAATACTTGCCCAACAGTTGTTGGGTATAATATTGATATATCTGATACAGGTAATATAGCTTTAAGTTTACCAAGTTCTTCTTCTGATAAAATTGGTCTTGGAGCAGCTGTAAATACTTGTAATGGAACTGTTTCAAATCCAGGTGTATTACATCTTAATAATGGTCAAGTGATTACAAATTTCAGACTTGATTATGATAATCCAGGTGATACTAGAACAGGTAACTGGATACAACAAAAAACTTTAGATTCAGGACCTAATCAAGAAAATATAACAGCTCCAATGAAGTTGCAAGATTTAGGAGTTCCAGAATTTACTAGTGCTTACACAGGTGAAAAGTACATGGATATATTCTCAAGAGAAGGTATATTGTATGTTCTTCATCCAGAAACACTTGTTTTATATACAGTAGAACAACAACCTCCATATACAGCAGCTGCAGACTTTACTGTAACATCAGATGCACCAAGTGTATTCTCAACAACTGGTTGTTCAGATGTTGATCTTTATTATGAAGATCCTTGTGATGATGTTATTGTCCTACCTTGGTTAAATGTAAGAGAGGAAAGCGGTGCAAGTGGTCCATATATAGGTCCAGTATCATTTGATTATCAAGGAATGACTGTTGAGGGAAGTAGTATTTCAGCAACATCACCTCCTACTGGTTTTACCTTATATCCATCATATACACTAGATTATGTTGGACCTTATACAGGTTTAGTTATACCAAGAGCAAATGGTGTAGGGTTATCTGGTCCTTCTGGTCAACCTTTTGACTACACAATAACATTTCCTCAGCCTGTAAACAATATTGCAATAAGAGTTGGAATACTAAACACCACTTTTTCAAACGGTGAATTTATCCAAGGAGATATTTATCAAGCAGACACAAATACAGAAACTCCAACCATTACAATATCAACTGGTTATGGAGTTAATGTTGTAGGTAATCAGTTTGGAGGAGGAGTATATAGTGATAATAGTACTAATGGAGAGTTTATTATAAGTTGTGAAACTGATTACACTGTATTAACTATATCAGGAACTGCACCAACTGGTGGACCAATTGCATTAGCTTGTACTCAACCACCTCTAACTTGTAATCTAATTTATCCTGAGGCTTACGTTAATAGTTGTGCAGCTAATCCTGGAGCATGTTATCCTGGACAAGCAGGTTATAATAGAATATATGCTTGGAATCCTGTATCATTTATAAAAGAAGAAATAGTATTACCACAAGGTAGCTATATGTCATATCCTGATTTTTCAGTTAGTGAAAACTATTTAATTGGTAATTTACTGCAAACTGGACTACCAGGTAATTTGACAAGATATGGATACACATTAGGAACTAATGGTGTTCCTGGTAATATCACATGGGATGGAGTTTTCTATACATTCCCAAATGAGTGGACTAATCCTGCTCCTGGTGTCATGGAAACAATAAATGACACTAAATTTGTAGCACTTTACCAAACTTCTTCAATAAATAAAGTTTTAGAAGTAGAAATTATTGAAGGAACTACAGAATTACAAGTTACTGAAAAGTGGGAGAATACTGATTTTAGACTTACAGGAGATGTACTTCTTACATTTAAAGAAGATGGTGTAACACCAAATAAACTAATTAGTCCAAGTCTTCCATTTGGTGGCTTTCTAGATACTGGAAATCTAAAACAATTTGATTACTTGACAGGTGCATTAGAAGGAACTATAAATTTACCAACAGGTATTAAAGGTACTGCATCTATAGGAATGGTTGATAATTACATATATATATCTGTAAGACCAGATTTAATTATAGATCCTTCACTAGATGGTTTATGGAGACTTGATGTAAATACAAGTGTTTGGAGTTTAGTTCCTTCAGAAGAAGCACCATCAGGAATAACACCAGGGGGAGCTGCTGACTTTGGAAGTAGAGCAGAATGTAGAATAAGCGATGGTATTAGATCATTTGATCCACCACCAAGTACAACAACTACAACCACTACATTACTTGAAGGTGTAAATACAATATGGACGTGGTTTGAAGCAGAAACACCAGCATAAAACTAATAGAATATGTCACTAGAATTAACACAAGAAATAAAAGATAAGATAAAAGAGATGGCAAAAGCTAATCCTAATCTTAATTCAGTAGGTTTGGGAGAAAAAGTCTCTGGAGGTACAGCCACTGGAGAACCTGCTATTGTATGTAGTGTAACTCAGAAGAAACCTATTGAAGACTTATCTCCTGAAGAAATTCTTCCATCTGAAATTACTGTAGGTGATCAAGTGATTAAAATAGATGTAATTGAAGCATCACGAGCATATCAATTAGGATGTACAACTTGTGGGGGATGGAGTGGTGCTAACTCTGGTGAATTTACAAACAGACAGTTTACTAGGCCACTTAGAGCAGGTATAACTATGAGTTCAGACAGAGGATGGCCTGCAGTAGGTACATTAGGTACAATCGTAAAAGATACAGCAACAGGAGTACTAGTAGGTCTAACTAATAATCATGTAACTATAGAAAATCCTAACTTTACAAGTGATAGGAATTTATCAAATCCTGCTGATATAACAAATGATTATGATCCAGTAAACAATGTATACCAAGCCACTGAAACACAAGCAGGTTACATTTCTCCAGTAAACATTGTTGGAAGAAGTGTAAGATATGCTCCAACATATTACCAATCTTCAGGAATCACTAACAAAGTAGATGCTGCTTTATTTTCTGTACAACAAAATGTAATTGATAACAAGTCTTGGCAACCTATTGGTCTAGATGGTATAATACCAAACGACAACCCACAGTTTGCAACAACACTTGAATTAGATAACTTATTTGCCACTAATCCAAAAATCTGGACATCAGGAAGAACTTCTGGAGCTAGAGGTGAAGGTGTTTGTGGAAATTTAAGAGTAAATCAAACAGGTCTAACACTACCAGTTGCAGCTAGTGCAACAGGTCCTGTGTGGGTGTATGAAGATATTATAGCAGTGATAAGACCAGATGATGATACACCTACATCACAACAATTTGGATGTCTTAATCCAGGACTTCAAGGTGATTCAG